GTGGTTGTTTTTTCTTGTTATATTTTACAGAGATTGTTACTGTGAATAGGTTGGAAATTTGGAAGCATGGTGTAAGTATTGTAAGGTATTTTTGTAGAAATCTGGGAGGAGGGGGGGGGGGAGATTTTTTTAAAGAATTTGGTATATTCTCAAAATATTTTTTTATAAATAATTTCATTTTGGATTTTTGTACCTTCACAGAAAAATTGAATTCATTACAAAAAAAATAATATATATAATGAATTAATTACGTAATGAACTACGATTTATACAAACTACGCGGAAAAATGGGAAGCATGGATCAGATTGACATTTCGAATTTATCGCGAAATCCACATCCGGTGGCAATAGAATTACTTGGAAAATATATAGACGAAATCGTTTGGTGGTGGATTTTAATCAATCCCTGTCCCGACGCGATTAAGATGATTCAAGAAAATCCACAACACATCCTTTGGTTTCGGTTGGCGGCCAATCCAAATCCTGAAGCGATTGAGATGCTTAACGAACATTTTAATGATGATATTGGTTGTTTTTGTTACCAAACTTGGTATTGGTTGTCTGAAAATCCATGTCCTCAGGTGATGGAAATTCTAAGAGAAAATAAAGAAAAGATTAATTGGCGACAATTATCCGAAAATTCGTGCGACGAGGCAATAGACCTACTTAAAGACAACGAAGATAAGATTGATTTCTATAGATTATCAGCAAATACAAATCCGGAGGCGATTCAAATGCTGAATGAAAAATATTTCGACAAGATATGTTGGGGGTATTTGTCTGAAAATCCGTGTGATGCGGCAATAAAGATATTGAAAGAAAACGAAGATAAAATTGACTATTGTATGTTATCTTCCAATACAAATCCGGAGGCGATCAAGCTGCTAAAAGAAAAATATTTTGATAAGATTCATTGGTATAGATTATCTGGAAATCCATGTGAAGAGGCAATAGAATTGCTTATACAACATCCAGATAAAGTTTGTATGGAATGGTTGTCGTCAAATCCCAATATATTTGAGAGAGATTACATAAAAATGTCGGAAAAGAGAACCATGATTCTATTAGAAGATCTTATGAAGAATACGCTGCATCCAAGACGTATTATACGGTTTCTCGAATTAGGCGGAGACATGGATGATTATTTGATAAATTAAGGCAGCTAAATCCTTTTTCATTTAAGCAGCTTATAAAAAAAAACGGATATCGGAAACATTTTTTTCCCGTTCTCGCTCGCCGTGAAGTACTCATCTATAATTCGGTTGATTTGTTTGCCGTTTATTTTCAACCAAACGAAGTAAGCAATCACGGAGAAAACCATCACGTATATATCGTCCTGTTTTATATCAATTGTATAGTACAAAAGAAAGTAAATAGGGATGCCCTTTGTCACTAGAGTTGCAAAGACAAACGAAAGTATATATGCGAATGATTTACTATAGAATATCATGATTGATAATTGGACAACTGCTATACTGATCCCCATGAAAAAAAGGTACAGTGGATTGTATGGCACAATCCCCGAGATGTAAAGAAAAAACCACAGGAATATCCAGTGTGAAAAAACAAGGTCTGGCCTATTCGGAGTGATTTCCATTTTTCTTTTCCTATTATACATATACGAAATACTTATTTGTCAAACCATTTAAACAGTAAATCACACTATACTGTAGAATGTGGTCGGGTCTTCTTGTTTCCATTTGTCTGTGTTGTCTCCACCCAACTAACGCACTTCAGGTTCCTAGACGAAAGGGAAACATACTATGTTCGTTCGAAGAACCTGTTTTTAAGAAAAAAGATTTGTATAATCCAAGAAGTCTCAAACAAAAACAGTACGTGGATGCGTTGAATAATAAAGACAAACCGATCATCATTGCCACTGGACCCGCAGGAACAGGAAAGACTCTTTTCCCTTGCTTGCAAAGCATCGATATGTTGATGTTAGGACAAATCTCAAAGATTGTCTTAACGAGACCTCTGGTAACCGTGGAGGAAGACCTCGGTTTTTTGCCGGGAAATATTGACGAGAAAATGTCGCCTTGGACCAGACCGATTTTCGATGTATTTTTGGAGACCTTTACCAAATCTGAACTGGATAAACTGCTCCGAGATCATACCATCGAAATCGCACCATTGGGATTTATGCGGGGAAGAACTTTTAAGGATGCGGTGATTATTGCGGACGAAATGCAAAACTGCACGCCTTTACAGATGCAAACGCTGGTCACCCGACTTGGAAGAGGAAGCCGATTGTTTATCACCGGAGATTTGAACCAGTCGGATAGAAGAGAATGTAATGGATTGCATGATATCGTACATAAAATGTCCGTGTATTACGAAAAGAATCCGACCATACATAAATTGGTGGAGCTCATTGCACTCGATCCAAATGATGTTCAGCGAAGTAAAGTGGTTAAACAGATGATTGATATGTATGCATACGATAAATACCCTCTCTTGGATGAAGATCTTCTTACGTATTTACAGAACAACGGATGCTAAAACAGATCATTTTATGTGTTGTTCTAAAGAATAAAACATAAAAGTATAAACCGACTACTCATCTTTATTAAGTTTTGCGGTCTATATAATTGTCTACATATCTATCATCCTTCAAGCAACCAGATAAAGCGCCTTTTTCTTGTAATTTATTAATTTGTTTATTGGTATAATTAATATCGAAATCGTTAACAATGTCTTTATAAAATCCAGAGATGTCTTTATATGATCTAGTCCCTTGATTTTTTTTTTTACAACCTTTATTACAAAATACTTTTTTACAAACTTTTAACGAAAACTTTTTCTGCTTAGGTGTTCGTTCTAAATAAACTTCATTTTCATCTCTAGCAATTTTTCGCCAAATAAGTTCTTTATTAGGTACAAAATCATTTTTACAAAAATCTACACATTTCGTCTTTATTCCTCCGCCTCTTTTTTTCTTTTCATGTCGTTGCTTTAATTTACGAGTATATTTTTTCATTATAAACTATACTCGTAAAATAATTTTTGAAAGAGGCGTTGGGCCGCCTACCGCCCTTTTATTGCAGAAACAAAAAAGCTACAGCCCGCGAACCGGCTTTTTAAAAAGGGCTTCTTCATCCTTTGAGAAAAGAACGAAACGCCAAATACAATATAGGTATAGCGGCGAAGACCCAAGCAACATTTTCTTCGTACCCACATGCATAATTGATCACGAAGGACCAACCAATAGAACACATTAAAATGAAAAAGAATACCATGCTTCGTGATGTTAAAGATAAATTCTTTTTAGATTTTTTGAAAAACGCTACATATATTACATCGACAAATATCAAGATTAAAAAATACTGGGCAGGAAGACATAACGTCGCAAACGGATTCGCTAAATCCATTTTATTATACATTTGGACGATACATTATTTTTGTTCATAAAAAGCTCCTTCTGGTCCACACATGTTTGCATACCTTCTTGCGATCGAACAATAGGTTAGATCCGCTTTGGATTTGACTCCATCTACTAAATAATCCATATTATCTCCTTCATGATCTTTTGGAAACAAAGCGCATTTGCCGAATTTATTCATGGTCATAAAGTCTTTTATAAAAAACTTGCAATCGCAACATAGTTTGGGTTTTATTGTGGGAGTGGAAGAAAATATTTCAGCGAGGAAAACCAACAGTAACACGCACTTCATCATGATAAAAATATGGTAATAATTACGTTTAAGTCTATTCGACATACAAAATTGAATTTTATTTTTTTGCATCCAATGCCACAAAAAAATAAAACGAATGATACAAAACTCGACCTCAATCATGTCAGAAGAGGAAAAACACGAGTGGATGCTTTTGTATGTGTCCGATAAGAAGACGCAAGAAGAAGTTCAGAGACAATATTCAGTACAGGAAATCGCACGCGTATTAGGAATGGCCAACGTCGTCGAGGACGGACACATAGAAATCACGGATCGGTTCTGGTCCGAGCATGAAATGAAATATTTGAAGGGAGATATGTACGATAAGAAATTGCCAGTCGTTAATATCCGGGATAGATTGAACGCCGTAGAATGCATGATGAAGTTAAAAAGACGGTAGTTAAAAAATGATTAGATCTTTTTTGTTATTTTGTTCTCTTTATAATAGACTTCAAGTAAAATTGAACTTTGTCATCATTCATATCGATCTATATACAAGAAACCGAATGATGAACGAAGATTCCAATCACTTGGATCAGCTCGAGCAGTATTATGCGACCGAAAAACTGAACCGTATGATCAATGCATTGCCGGACGATGTAGCGAGACATATATACGAAGAGTATTTTCTGGTAAAAGATTCATGCGACGCCTTTCTGAATATGCTGAAGTCAAGATCGTCGAGTAGTTTGGACTATAAACCATTGCTCATTCCCGCCAAACGGCTACTGAACCATCCTTGCGCGGTGGAATATTTGTGTCTTAAAAATCCGCTTTTCAAACAAGTATATTCAGACCACTATATAAAAAACAAGAACAATTTTATATACATGTCAACCTTGGAAAGTTTCCTTCTCTCCATACTAATGCATATGTATCATTAAGAATAATAGGCAGTTTTCAGTCCATACTTGTCCATATATTTCTCTATTATCGCAGTACATCGTGTGCATGGTTTCGAATTCATTAATTCGCCACAAAACGACACTCGAACCACGTACAATTTGGCGCCACATAATTTTTTAGGATCCACATTTTTTAACGCACCTTCTTCTGCATGGCACGACAATCGTTGTCCTTTGTGCCAGGGTTTACAAACGTTGTGCAGATAGGTGTATTTATTATAGGCTTTGGCAATCACCTCGCCTTTAGAATTAACAATCACACACCCATGTTGGACGTGCATCTTGCTTTTCTCCGCCACGCGCACGGCGTCCTCTATTATCGATTCTTGTTGCCCATGCATTTTCTTTTCTTTAGTTGTGTATAATAAAACTATCTATTCATTATCAATTTTATTTAGTAAATCTCTGATATTATATAAGACAAGGATGCGACAAAAAAGAAGAGGTAAAAACAACAAGTTCAGAACCCAGAAAAAAAAACAGGTTCGGAGTTTCCCCGAGCCATGTAAATCAGAAATGACTTTCCATGAATGCGAATTGGCTATTTTACGACAAGCGATTGACACCATTGAAGTGAATGCGAAACAGGTCAGCGCACAAAATCCCGAAGTGAAAAAAATGATCAAGATCGTCGAAACGTTTTTAAAAGACACCAAATGTATTTGTTACGGCGGGACCGCAATTAACAATATATTGCCTCCGGAAGTACAATTTTACGACAGAGACATTGAAATTCCTGACTATGACTTTTTCTCTCGCACTCCCGTGGAACATGCAAAACAATTGGCCGATACTTTTTATAAGATGGGATATGTGGACGTGGAGGCAAAAGCGGGTGTGCATTTTGGCACGTATAAAGTATTTGTGAATTTCATTCCTATGGCGGATATCACTATGCTGCACGACGAACTATACGAGAACATTAAAAAAGATGCGATAATCATTGACGATATTTTATATGCCCCGCCCAATTTCCTCCGCATGAATATGTTTTTGGAATTGTCCAGGCCTAATGGGGATGTTTCCAGATGGGAGAAGGTGCTGAAACGGCTTACTTTACTGAATACACATTATCCATTATCTGCGAACAGCTGCGAAACCATCGATTTTCAGCGGTCAATGGATACCAAATCCGAAGAAGACGGGTCTGCCATTTATTTTATTGTCCGCGATGCGTTTATCGAACAGAAAGTGATTTTCTTTGGTGGATATGCCAGTGCGCTCTATTCAGAATACATGCCCAGAAAACAACAACAAATCGTGAAATCCATTCCGGACTTCGACGTGTTGTGCGAAAATGCCAAATTATGTGCGAATGTAGTGATTGAAAAACTGAAGGAGAAAGGACACGCGAATTCAACCATAATTAAACACGACGCAGTTGGCGAAATCGTCCCGGTACATTATGAAATATTGGTCGGTGAAGATACATTGGCTCTTATATATGAACCCATTGCTTGTCATAATTATAACGAGATTGAGGTGGATAAACAGAAAATACGGGTCGCCACGATTGATACGATATTGAGTTTATATTTAGCGATTTTATTTACAGACCAAGGACAACACCATAAAGATCGATTAATGTGCATGTCAAAATTCCTGTTTGAAGTGGAGCAACATAATCTATTGTCTCAGAAAGGGTTATTGAAACGGTTTAGTCTTCGATGTTATGGAGAACAACCAACGTTGGAAAGTATTCGGTCGGAGAAAGCAGATATGTTTAGGAAGTTGAAAGGGAAAAAGAATACGGCGGAATGGGATTCTTGGTTCTTGAAATATACACCAGGAGAACTTTCGGACAAAAACAAGAATACGCCGAGAACAACAAAGAAAACGAAAGAAATGAGCCAACAAAGCCAAAAAGACATGTCATCTCATCCAGACAAGACAGCTCTATCGATGACGAAGAGTTCTCTGAGAACTATCGGTTCAAAAACGAGGAAAAAGAGTTTGAGTTTTTCTGAGAAAAATGATGAATTTCTATTTTAGATTCGATATTCTATATCTATATTATAATAATAACCGCTATAATGTCAGAACCAAAAGAAGTCATCAAAGCTATCGAATCAACTACAGCAGATAAAATAGTAAAAGAGCTGGTAAGTAAAAAAAAACAAGAATCACAACTACAGCAACCAGGATCAACAAACCCAAATCCTAAAAAAATTGAGGCGGAATGTAGAAAGCAAATTAAATTGTTTATTAAAACGGGGGTTCAGTATGTTGATAATGGTTCTAGTAAGATAAGCGACACGGCATACATCGCCTTCGTTTATGATGGGATAGCTTCACAGTTAAATCCTGGTAATAATAAAAATAATATCCTTGTGAAAAATGTCATGAATAATCTTATTGACTATACAGCCAGTTCTGCAGTCGGTAGATGGATGGAAAATAACGTCAAGGAAGAGTCTATGCCAGCTGCGTCAAAAAGGCGAGACCTTCTGATTGACCAAATGACCAGACTAAACACCAAACCAGTGTTGGATCCTTTTTTTGAGAGATTCATCTCGACGTTTTGGCCAGAAGCAGATTCCATCCCGTATAAACGTCCACCCCCTAAAACAATCCGCAAAGATACCATCATCAAAACCACATTATACCCTACGCTTCCAACTATTCGTTTAAACCCAGGAGACAATACCGAAGATACGGACGGTGAAAAAGACAACCACACATACGGAAGCAAGATAATGACACTGACTGAAAAAGTAAAAGGTGATCAAACGGATTATGATATACTTGGTGTGGAAATGTTCCTTAACACATTAATGACAACTGGCTCAAACTTATCTTTTGTACCTGTGGATTTAAAGATGGAGGAAGAATATCATATAGAAGAAGAACTCAGCAATGCCGCAAATATCCCCGAAGACGACGACGAATAATATTCTTTTTCTGTAAATCAAAATAAACAGTATTTCATTTACAAAGATACATCGAAACATGATTATTCTCATTCCCTTAGGTGGAATCGGTCTTCGTTTCTCTCAGAACGGATATAAACAACCGAAAGCGCTCATAAATGTCATGGGAAAACCAATCCTTTACTGGCTACTGGACAATCTTAAAATACCCCCAAACACAACCGTCTGCGTTCCCTACAACAAAGTATATGCGCAGTACCGGCTCGAATCGATGTTGATTAAAGAATATCCGCATATCCAGTTCAAATTTTTATGTTTGCATACAGATACTGGCGGAGCAGCAGATACAATCTATCAATGTTTGAACGAACTTATCAAGGGAGAAGAAGAAGACCAACCGGTACTGTGTTTAGACAGTGACAATTTTTATACATGCGACGTGATCGGAATGTGGGGAGGGAAAAACAACGTGTTTTCTTTTTTCGATACCCAACCACACCCGATCTATAGTTATATACAAGTAGAATCTGGATCTTGTCGTATATTGGATATTGTAGAAAAAGAAAAGGTCTCCAACCATGCCAGTTGCGGAGCATATGGATTCGAATCGTGGAAAAAACTCCAGGCGAAATGCAAGTACGTGCTCGACCAGGATATTCGACAGAAAGGCGAGTTCTATACATCGACGGTCATTCGAGAAATGATTACTGACGGGGAGAGATTTGATCACGTTTCGGTTGAGACGAAACAGTATATATGTCTGGGAACACCGACACAAGTTCGCTTGTTTTGCCACAACTACCCTCTGTATAGTTCGCTGAACAATCATTGTTTGATTCAGCCGAAAAGGTATTGTTTCGATCTGGATAATACCTTGGTGACTTTCCCGAAAATTCCGAATGATTATACTACCGTCGAGCCGATTCAGAAAAACATTGAACTTCTTCGTTATTTAAAACGATTCGGGCATACCATTATTATATACACGGCTCGGCGAATGAAGACACATAAAGGAAACGTGGGGAAAATCATGCAAGATATCGGGAAAACGACATTTGATACGCTGCTAAAATTCGACATTCCGTATGACGAGATATACTTCGGCAAACCAGAGGCGAATGTCTATATTGACGATTTGGCATTGAATTGTTTCGACGATTTGGAAAAAGAACTGGGATACTATAAAACAATGATTCAGCCGAGAGAATTCAATACGATCCGATCAGGGACGATAGAAGTCTGCACGAAGACATCGGCCAATTTAGAGGGGGAAATTTATTACTATACGCATATCCCACTTCCGATAAAAGATATGTTTCCCATCCTGTTGGATTATGATCCGAACAATACATGGTACAGCATTGAGAAAATAAACGGAATTACCGCCAGTAGCTTGTATTTGTCTCAGTTACTGACAGAAGATCAGCTGAAACATATAATGAAATCTATTTACCGACTGCAGCAAGTTACACCTGTCGTAGATCCAGAACTCCATATTTTAGATAACTATATGCCCAAAATGAGAGAACGATATGACAATTACGACTACTCGCGATTTCCAGACCATAAACAGGTATTCGATTCAATCGAACAGGATTTAGATTCGTATTGGGGCAACCTTTCGGTGATTCATGGCGATCCGGTATTCACCAATATCCTCATCAATGACTACGGGAAAATCAAATTCATCGACATGCGTGGCAAAATGGGTACGAGCAAACTGACGATTCACGGCGATTTCTTGTATGACTGGGCAAAAATGTATCAATCTCTTATTGGGTACGATGAGATTCACGAAGACGTCCATTTAAATACCGAGTACAAAAAAAGAATGATACAGTGTTTTGAAGATTATTTCGAAGAGTTGTTCGATGAACATGTACATTTCAGTTACGTCAAGGCGATCACCAAATGTCTTCTTTTCTCCATGATCCCTTTACATAATAATGAAAAATGCGACCAGTATTATGCGTTGATTCATAGTAGTTATCTTATCGTTTGATCGGATTCATCCAGAATTCAATATCCAACATCTCGGCTGAATTTGCTGGCCATGATGGTCCATCATAAACCAACTGTGTGACGTCTAAATCTTCCCAGGAATCCAATAAAACCACTGGGAAAAAATAGCTGACATATTCCGTCAAATGATTTTTCAAACAAATCGGGACGGTTTTTAGATATAAACACTCCCAGAAACGGTGCGTGTCTATACCGTTCCCTTCGGGACAAATCGCGAATTCGAAAGTTCTCAGTAATTCCAAATAATCCATATACGCACAAGAAGACTGGGTGACCAATCCTTTACTGGTAATGATATCCAAACATTTCTTTCTTTTCATAACATTCGTATCTATGCTAAATTGCGAATACACTTTTCCCGTTTTTTTGCAGGGCGTTGTTCTGAGTATTTTCCCCCAGCAATATAGATCGCCATGAGCGTACATGGAATTCGCAATCCCAATCGGAAGAGGTTTCAACTTATCGGTTGGTTCCGTTTCTAAATTCTGCGTGAATATTTTTTGTATATTCGGTATAATAGAAAGAAGCGATGTATGTTGGGGATTGAATCCGCAATCCGAGTTATGGAAATATAAATAAAACGGAGTGTCGATGGTCTGTAGCGCACACACTAATGCGTCGAAATGAGAATGAAGGATATCAGTAAAACAAAAAATGGATTGGATCGAAGTGTCGCCGGTAAAATCAATCGGTTCATGGATGTATTTATGTTTTTTTTGAATGTCTTTTCGAAACACTGGATTCGCATGTATTTGGTCGTGTGTTCCTATATAAAAGTCGCATAAGGCCTGGATCCGTTCGCCTGAAATCACGGTGGGTACTTTAGGTTCTCTCATGAATTTCTTGAGATCTTTACAATGTACGTGAAGGTTGAATATTTTGACATCGACCCCGTCGATAACGATAAACGGTTCTAAATAAAAATGACTGGCGGATGGTTTCCAGATAATTTCCCAATGCGAGTAATTCACTATACAGTCTAAACTGACGACTCCTTCCTTATTTTTCGGATCATCGTGAGGATTATTTCTCGGGTCTATTCCACCCAAGTATTGACCAAGTGCTGCACCGTCGAAAATTCCTTTATAGAACGAAAACGCGTTTGTGAGGATTTTATTGTCGCAATGCGCATGATTCTCGACGAAGATAGGTAATGTATCGATTATATTTTGATCTCTTAAATGGTAATAACATTTCGCCCAGTTATACATGTCGCCTTGATGCTTGTCAAACAGGTCATAACACGTTTTCAAGGAAACCGCATTTGGAATATACACGATTCCAGGAATACATCTTTCATTATTATCCATCGTGATGAGAATCTTATTCATATCGTGAAATGTGAATTCGTTGAAATCTTGGAAGATCATTACATCGTTTTCTAAATGCAAGAGGTTTGTCCGGTTATGCTGTAGAGTATATTGATACAGTACTAAAAACCGATACGAAGTGAGTTCATAGAATCCATTCCAGAATGTATGTTGCAATCCGTTGGCGAACGCATGGTAATTCTGAATGAGAGATTCTACGGTGACTACACGACAACCCTTATCGTCGAAATGAGGAGAGAACTTTGCATCCGTCAGAACGGTGATGTTATGATTGCCGAATCTTTTACAGTTCTCAATATTGTCCAAAACATATGACTGAAAATTAACAAGAACCACAAATACGATTTCCATGTGAATGAATGCATATATAAAAAATATGTTTATATGTGCTTTTGTAACATTTTATTTTTCTTTATTTCACCTCATTCCACGAGGGAAATACAAAAATATCGCCGTGCCACCGGTTATATAGCGTTGGATACCAGACCGTAGAATAAAATCCGAGCAATCCAATCCACCATGAAAACGTCCCGTGCGAAAGAACTACATGTTTGCAAGTACTGCCAAACATGATCGTTTGTACCTCGCACATTTCAATTACCTTTAATTGGTACTTTTCAATCAAATCTGTACAGATCACGTCTCCGATTGAATCCGATGAAATATATCCCTGAGAAAACTCGAGGCTACTTAATACTTTGTCATAATACTGGAATCCTGGCGAGAACTGCGGAATATCCCCTAAACGTACATGTATAAACACGTCATTGTTATTGTTATACCTATCCTTGAACAGATTGGCACGAATCACATTATTTTTATGCGATTCATCTTCTTGAATAAAATAGTTGTATAAGAAATGTGCAAATTCGCGGGTTTGGCAGTATGTATGCGGTTCGACGATTATATTTTTATGGAAAACAACATTGAGTAAAGAAAAGAAATTGTCGTCTTTGATCGTCAAACTCTCGGGATAAGACGACGTACCTCCTGAAAACAATTCGATTCCCAATTCTTTCATTTCTTTTTCGTACGTATAATGAATCACCAGGTCATTTGGTTTGGCGATAAAATGGACAGCCATATTTCGGAATAAATGATTTCCGAATCTCCCTGCAGTATGATGCGTGGAATTCATTTTATATGTATAAGGGATACGTATTTATTATTGTTTCCCGTTATCTTCTATCTATTGTCGGTTTCCCCATACCTTGATCACTGGTAAATGTGAATAATGATTGCGAACTTCGAATGGAATTCCATACGGTAAATACGCGAACATATCTGCGGCAACGGCGAATTCCGGTGGTGAATGTTCTAATTGAACCATACAGGCAAAAACACGTTCGAGAGCTTCGCGGTATCTTTTAGTGAGAATGACACAAAGAAGGTTTTCGAAGTTATATTTGTCGTCGAGCATCTTGACGAAATCGTGTTTCATTGTCATCATAGACCCAAAACAGCCGGTCCAATTTCGAGTTTGGTAGAATTTCAATAATGCGTCGGAATTATCGAGTGATCTGATGATTTCGGTCGATTCTTCTTCTCTCTCGTTTTTATTGGATTCGAACCCCCAGAGTATTTTGTAAGTGTCGGTGGAAAAATCCACATAGTGGTGGATATATACACTGTCATGGAAAATAACCGCGGTATCAAACCATTTGTGTTTCGCGTAGTAGTAGAACGGAAGTGCTTCTCCTCTATTCGGGTAATCACTATATATGATTTCGGTGTTATACAGGTCTAGGTGGGTTACGAACGTTAGGTCGCTTTTACTGTCTATAATGACAATTTTATTCTCAGGATATATAGTTCGGATGCAATGATAACATTCTTTCCAAAACAGATCTGATTTTTCCGAGTGTACACATCTCAGAATGATAAAACCGACAGTAGTAGTAGTGTCCATTTTGTACTTTCTCTGCCTCCTGTCCCTTTTTTCCTGTTTTATATTTATATTCCTTGTATGTACAAATATAAGAATATCTTGTGGTAAAGTATAAGATTATTATTATGGCAGAATTCATCGACAATTCAAACCAGGAAATTCTATGGAAATCATTTCATAAGATTCCTCGAGTTTCCGTGCTGGACTATAGCGAGAAAGAAGTCATATTTAAAAACGCAATAGCTACGATATACCACAGTATAAATCCGAATCTTCGCATCAACCGAGAACAATTGCAAGAACTGAACAGAGAAGCCATGAAACTATTGTTGCAGTATGTATTCCATGAAAACAACAATAATAGTACGACTACTACGACGCTATATGAAAGTGCCGAAGAAATAACGCAGCGGAATTTTGAAAGCAAACAAAAACAATATGACAAAATGACGGAAAAAATAGTTGTGCCGAAACCTTCAGAATTATTTCAAGATCCGAATCAGAACGAAGAGGGTGCCATTACAAATATGGATGAAAGAATTGAGGAATTCCAAAAACAACGAGAACGAGATTTGCCGAAATTCGATGCCCCTTCTTCTAATAGTAGTAGTAGTACAGAAGAAATAAAAAAAGAAGACCCTTTGCAGTCGATTTTGGTGTCTATTCGAAACCTAGAACATCGATTGGAAATACTAGAGAATTCAAGGAAAGGTTTTCCGGATCATCCTCGTTTATAACTGTGAAATACCAGTCTTATTACGCAGAGTTTCTATTACACCTTCCATGGTGGTCTCACTAAAAATTCCATATTTCTTCGACAACAAGCTGAAAATAGATTGATCGTGCCGATGCTCGATAAATTCAGGAAAATTCTGTGTATAGCTTGGGTAATCGTTCAAGTAATGATTGTTGTTCAGCCCGATAGAATTCCATTCATTCACAAATGATTCGGTTACCGGTGTTTTACATAGTAATATAGGATTGGCTTGTCGTTGCATTGTGTTTAATACAGGATGATATCTGTTTTCGATCCCAAAGAAATTCAATACATCTCTTTTATTCCATTTGATTTCGTCTAATAGAGTAGTGTCCGTCTGACCGGGAAATGTCGCCATTAACAGATCTTTTTTCACTATTTCGATCACCTGCAGTATTTTATCTTTTTTACGTATATCGATTTCGTTTCCACAATCGCAGTATAAAATGACGTCGTCTTCCTGGGCCTCATCCATTACCTTTTTGATAAGATACGCTTTCCAAATCCAATATCCAAATCCTCGAGTATTCATGAGTATGAATTGTCTCTGGTTGCTCCAGAAATCCGGATCTGCTTTTAAATCGTCTTCCTTAAACCCATATACGTGATCAAATATATTCAAACTTTTGGCCTGAGCCACCAGTCGATCGACTGCATGAAGGAATACCATAGGTCCTCCGCCAAAGGTCAGAAAATACAATTTCGGGCGATCTCTCATTTTTAACGACCCTTTCCACCATATATGTAGATCGTCGCGATCCCCTAACCATTTATCCGGGTACAATACATATTTATCCGGATTTGTATTCAACCATCCTCCCCACCAACTGTAAGTACTATTTGTCCCAATCCCTCCGTAGAAACACTTTGACATGAGGTACAGCGAATTTACATCATCTTCTTCTACAAAGATGATTCGGTTTCGATGTCCAAGTGCAATCAAATAATCCAGTGATCGACAGTAGTCTAAATCGTCAGAAAACACATAAAAAAGCACGTCTGGTTCTTTTTTCAGGGTCTTTTCAATGGCGCGTATGTAATATCCATCATTGACAATATTATAGTTTGGATTGCGTAAGTAGTCACCTCTACGGTAATGAATGAATGCACCTCTCTGCAACGAATCGGGGTATTTCAACTCTAAATATCTCTCGCGGTCCGGTTCTATTTTAAATAAATTCAGTATTTCCGCACGGTTATGGATAAAATAATTCTCGTTCTGGAAAAAACCAAACAACAACGTGTCCTCTCTGAAATACGGTAACTGAAGTCTCTCTGCGAACTGCGGGGTTGGTTCTCTATACCATTCACATTCGATAATATTGTTTATCTTTATTTTCCGGAAAATATTTTCAAAGTAATTGATAGGAGAATGGTTCGTCCCGAGAGTGTTTCGTACAACAAACTCTTTATTTTGTGCTTTGGCAGTACTATAGGCAGACGCGATTTGAAACAGCTGGTTTCCTAATCCTCCATTCAAAAACATGACTATTTTCGGTTGAATTCCCAAATAGTTCAAATGGGCAGTGATCGAATTGTCGTATATTTTTTTATGTATGCGACCTCTGTCTTTCTTGTTTAAATAGCAGTAATGGTTGAACCTCATAAGACTCGGGTCTACCCACACCCTTTCCTTTCCTAAAGTCGAATGATGAACATTATAGCTGGTCGTGTTTTCTGGAATGACAAACGATTTTTCATGGCCTTCTCTTGTTATCGTGTCACAATGATCAATGTACAAGAAATGATGTCCCGTTGCATCGTATTCGAAAGGATTGTAGAACCATCTGTTTTTAAGAGAAAAACTTCCTATTTCATCTTTTCGTAGGACCTGATTACGTATCGTTTCGTCTAATACTGCGGAGATCGAAGAGTACCCTTCTTGCGGATTAATATATTCGTCCACGTCAAAGTATCCAATATATTTTGCTGTCCGAAATGCATACAAAGAATGATTTTGTTGGAGCGTCTGCGCACGTCCCTCGCAATCTTTTAAACAATATGGATATGGCCAATCTATAACAATAACAGTACCGTCATCTATGTAGTATTTCAATGTATTTTTCAAATCCGTATGTGTCGAATTGATCCGAATGTCGTCGTGCGTTAATGCGTCGAATTCGGTGGCGTTGTTGGAACAAACGTTGTCGTAAATAATAAAATGCTCTATACCCAGTTGTTTATGATATTTAATCCACTGAGGGAGATAATTATCTTCGCGTTTAACCAAGGTAGACATAATCATTTTATCTGCATAGGATGGAAAGCAGTTTACCCGAAATGTCTTGATTTCGTCGTTTATAGACAATTCCATTACAGGAAGGTACTTTGTTTCTAAATAATGGAGATGGAAATGATTCCCCGGACAAACCATGGTATAAAACGTTTCATTCGTGTCGGTGGTTCTAATATTTATCCCTGGTTTGAGAGTCGGTCGAATCACATAGAGTGTGTCTTTACAATAGAAAATGTCGTAAAAATTATATGTTTCGTCGTAGGTTGGATTGTACATATATCCCTGCCTAATAACATAAAATCGGTTTATATAATTTTGAGCTCGAAAAATATATAAAACAATCATTGTTTTTTCACTATACATATGATTTCCGTATTGATACCCGTTTTCAATGGTATCGAATTTATCGAAGAATCTGTAAGTTCCGTCTTACGTCAAACGTTTCGAGAGTGGGAGTTAATTATAGGGATAAACGGACATTCGGAAGATTCGGATGTTTTTCAAACGGCAAAAAAATACGAAGCGAAAGATTCGCGGATTCGGGTAATTCATGTAAAACAACATGGAAAATCGAATGCATTGAATGAAATGCTCCTCGCATCCCAATTTGATTGGATTGCATTGTTAGACGTGGACGATATTTGGTTTCCTACCAAACTTCAATCGCAATTGCATTATATGCGAAAATACGATGTCATTGGTACGATGTGTCAATACTTTCAAGACTCGACAAATGTACCGAATATTCCGGTAGGAGATTTGACTGATTTTTCGTTTTATGAATTCAATCCGATCATAAATAGCAGTTGTTTAGTACGGAAACAGTTGTGTCATTGGGAAGATGGGGCGATAGAAGATTACAATATGTGGCTACGTCTCTGGAAAGAGAAACGTGCGTTTTATAATGTACGATCCATTCAGGTATATCATCGCATTCACTCTCACAGTGCGTTCAATTCAAAAGGAAATTCAGCGCATGTGCCGGCGTTAATAGAAAAATACAAAGCGGTGGCAGATACAGAAAAAAATCAATTAATAACCTTTGCGACGTGTTGGTATTCAGTACATTCCAAATTCAGTTCGGACACATATGACAGGTGGATGCAGAACTTATTGAATCATGTAAATGAACGATTCAACCTCGTTATATTCACCAACGAAGAAAGTAAACAAATGGTCGAAAAATACGTGCAGAAAACGGATAATACACGTATCAAAATAGTACTACGCGAGTACGAGGAATTTCATACTTACCAGTGGAAAGATAAATGGATACAGAATCATACTCTTAACAACTCTCTCAACCAAATAACCGATTGGAAATTAAACATGATCTGGAACGAAAAAATACATTTCGTACAGGACGCTTCCAAACTATACAATACTCCATTCTATGGATGGATGGATATAGGCTATTTTCGCGATACACCAGTTCCCGTCCAATGGCCGAATACCTCGATCATGTCTGACGAAAAAATAAAATATGCGATTGTTTGTGACGTGGAGGAATGGGCGGAACTGAAGGCTATCGTGAACACGTTGCCTCGCCAACCTATCCCACCCGGACAGTTATCGATCGCAGGAGGTTTTTTCGTGAGTCATAAAAATAACCTGGAATGGTGGCATACTATATATTATACTCGTTTGCGGCAATATTTTGAAAACGATTATTTAGTGAAAGATGATCAGATGATTATTTTGGATTGTATAGTACGCAATGAAGAAAAGTTCGAGTTGGGGAAAAATGAATACCCAAAACATTCGGCCGAAAGGTGGTTCTATTTCCGTAATATGTAGTTAGTTAATAAATAGGATATATTGAACTTAAAACCATCTTTTTATATACAAAAATATATAATGATGATAACCGTTGAATTAATGGGAGGATTGGGCAATCAACTGTTCCAGATCTTCGCCGCTATTGGGTATTCGTACCGCTATTACACACCGTTTTTCTTTGAACCGAAAGGAATGTCTATAGGGTGGAGGAAAACACAATACTGGGATACATTTCTATCGTCACTACGTCCCTATCTTAAATCGAGAGAAGCACGTCTTGGATATAGAGATCCTGATTTTCATTATACTGAAATACCTTTGCTTGGACAAGGCAATGACGACTTGAAATTATTGGGATATTTTCAATCGTATAAATATTTCGATGAATATAAAACCGAAATATTCGAACTTCTGGATTTGGAAAAAAAGAAGACGGAATTGAGACAAAAATGGACGGTCGATTCTGAAAATACGATCAGTATGCATTTCAGAATAGGAGATTATAAAAAAATCCAGGAACATCATCCGATTCTACCCTTGAAATACTATGAAAAAGCGTTGAATGCGGTTTGCCAGCAGTCAGGAAAAAAGGACTGGAATATTTTATATGTTTGCGAAGAAGAGGATATTCTTTTGGTAGATAAAATGATCACCCAGCTTAAAAAAACATTTCCTTCTTTACAGTTCAATAAACTCGATGGAGGTCTGGCCGATTGGGAACAAATGTTAGCAATGAGTGTTTGCCGTCATCATATTATCGCCAATAGTACATTCAGCTGGTTTGGTGCATATTTCAATAACAATCCTGACAAAAAAGTGTTTTATCCGAACATCTGGTTCGGCCCCGCTCAAGGTCCAAAGAAAATGGAAGATTTATTTCCAGCAGATTGGCAGAAAGTCTTTATATAAATGTCTTTTACCAGTAACATCCATCCTCAATATCTTTGAAATTTGCCGGTTTATATTTGTCGGGAATGGTTAAAACCCAGAACTCGTTCGTTTTGACATCTTTTCCCATGCCTACCGTTTTTTCACGAGTCGATAATATACCGAATACATTCGTCACACATCCACCAATATAAATCGCGTCTTTCTTTAAATCACTATGAATACGATGAGTCAACATATGTCCATACACTCCACATCCTAATACAGCGATATCAAAATCTAATTGTCGAATCTCTTCAAAAATGGCAGACACCGTCTCGAAATAGTTTTGATGCGGACCCGTGTTCAAAAAACAATAAGGCGGAGTCACTCCAACCACTCCCTTCACCTCAGGAAACCCAATACCAAGTTTAAATACATTTCCCGAAGTATATTGTTCCACACACATTTCCGCGAAAGAAGATACCACCAGTATTTTTTTCCCTTTTATTTGTTTCATGAGTCCCGGAAATCGATCGATGATCTTGGTATCGTTCAGTAATTTGAAATTGTTTATTTTATAATGGCTGTGAAATCTTTCTTTGACCTGATCATACAATCCACGAATAAACCCTTCGTGAAAATAAAACTGGGTTTCTTGACAACCACTCACTGCAAGTTCCCAGTGACTAATAAGTTCATCGAAATTCTCCGTAAATGCGGATCCGTCGAAATTAAATTTCGATCCCTGTACCGCCTTGTCGTAATAACCCGATGTAGTATATAACCAATTCACTAAGCTCATTAAAAACTGTGTAATTTGTTGCTTTATCTGAGGGGGGAAACTACAGTACTTATAAGCGAATATAAGTAACAAAATCCCGGATTCCGTCATACCCAATCTTACTATCTTCATGATATAATATAATAAGATTTATCGTAAAAAAACGTTTATATGGTTTTCACATAAAATGCATCTCCCCATCCGTAATTACCACACATTTTTGTACATACACGTGAGAACCCGTGCTTCGAAAGAAATACATCGATTTCTCCAATCAGATTGCAATCTTTATAGACATGCTCGCTATTTACTTCTGTATAAATATATTCAATATGGGTCAAGTATTTTTCCATGGATTTCAACGCTCTTAGTTCTACTCCCTGAATGTCGAGATTCAAAAAATTCAACGACTGAATGGGTATATTATTAGATTCGATAAAAGTATCCAGTCGTGTCGTGGTCATTGGATTAGAGGATACCACATGGACATGTGGATGATGTATTGCATGTGATCCGAAATCCAGCATGGACGAGCTTTCACCATTATTTGTTACTTTAAACTCAACTGTTTTTCCGTCGATATCATCAACCAACGTTTGGAACACATTCGGGACTCCTCTTGATTTCATCAAACCTACTTTGTCCGGCATCGCTTCCACCCAGAATATATTAGCGGGATGAATGCCAATGTCTAGGTATGCTCTCAATTCCTCGCATTCATGCGCACCCACGTGCAAAATTCCTTTGATTTTAGGATTAAAATGATCCAATAAGTAAGTCAGTGGAATCAGCATATAATAATGATAATCAGTATAGTACGTTTTCTTTATTAGTGTTTAGGTTATAAAGGATATAAGTGGATATTTCTACCATATGTAAAAAATGAGAATATTGGTTATCGACCAACTCCATCACAAAAACCGAATTGGAATCGAACTTTTATTCAAGTATATGAAAGTAGATTATGCGTTCGCAAATGACATTTCGAAAATAGATTCGACATTTGATATCATTTATAGTCCATCGACTGCAATTGATACGTCAAGATATCCGACACAGAAATTTATATTCGGTCCTCACTTTTCAGTGTTTCCTGATAATAAACTGCATGCGATAAAAAATACCAATGGAAATTCTGTCTATATCCAACCAAGCGAATGGTGTGTTGATTTATGGAAAGGACTCGGTGTCACACAATTTCTCCCTATTCAGTTTTTTCCATTTCCGGTGGATGTTGATAAGTTTTCTCCGGCTGTACCAAGCAATAAAAGGGAAAAAGTGTTTATTTATTTCAAACGACGACGCCAAGATGAATTATCTTATGTAATGCATTTCTTGAAGAACCGACAAATAGAATTTGAGGTTTTTAATTATGTCGCTCGTTACGATGAAAAACATTACTTGGAATTCTTACAACACGCGAAATTTGGGATAGTACTGGGAGCGCATGAAAGTCAGGGGTTTGCAGTAGAAGAAGCGATGTCTTGTGATGTGCCACTATTGGTATGGAATGTCCGTTCTTTAAATCAAGAAGTTGGATGCAATTACGCAAATTTACCTGCAACCACAATTGGTTATTGGGATGAACGTTGCGGAGAGTATTTTTACGAAGCAAATGAATTGGAGAAAACGTTCGAATTGTTTATGGGGAAATTACAAACATATCGACCAAGAGAATTCGTTCTGGAACAATTGTCGGTGAAACCATGTGCAAAACGATTTATGGAATTATTATCTTAACCATTATAAAGTCATTAACACTAGAGGGATTAATTTTGCAAAGTGGTTGGCATTAATCCTAAATTACTTCCTTGTTTGAAAAACTCATTCTCGCTCCAGTAATGTTTTATTTCATTATGATGCTCTAAAAAGTTACAGAGATAATAATCAAATGGAACACCAAAATTTGACTCAACATTCAGGTGGTTCAAGAATGTGTTGATAGAATGGTATCTCCACACAAACGAGTCTGTACATCTCGTATGATACTTTCTGCTTAGCCTATATTTATCGGTTTTATCTGTAATATCTTCAATGCATTTTTTCTGATACAACCGTCTTTTTTTATAACCGGTTTGACCATTAATATTTGGATCTTCTCGCCAAATCTGATCGCTGTATGAACCAATATGTATGATTCCCCAATCTTTTTCTTTAATTTCATCCATGAAATCATTAAATTGCGATACGTCCTTACTCAACATCGCGTCACTTTCAAAGATCAGGAAATTTCCATCTTTATAATTCTTGACAATGTATTCCAATACCTCTTTATAATTTAAAAACAATGACAGTTCGCCCTTTTTCATAGGAGTTCTTCTTAATTGTAGTACTAATTGGTCTTTGATGTTTTTATTATAGATGTCCTCGGTAATCGTATGTTTGTACGTACTGCTTATATAATGAACATTATCCGAGCGTATATTTTGAGACGCGAATAATGTTGTTAGCATTTCATATCGATCGGGTTCGAATTCCGGATTACAAACACAAAACACTCTCTCTATATGATTCCAGCAACCACCTTTCAAAATACATCGAATATCTCGGGCAACCGCATCTATCGTCCGTTCCAGCCGAGCGTTTGCAAACACTGGCGAATTCACCATTTCTAACCATTGCGCATCGTCGTTTTTAATGTCCATGATTTTTTGGACAGTAGAATGAATTTCGTCATCTTCCAAACGAACGAAACGGTCAGCATTGAAATAGTCATGTACTCGATCTGAACCCCAATAAATAGGAACGGTATGCGCCAACATGCCATGTACAATTTTTTCAGTAATATATGTATCTTCTTTCGAGTTTTCCATAGAGACAATAAACTTAAACTGCCCGACAAAGTCCAAGAATTCTTTTGTATTATAGTCAGATTTCAGTGTTTTTCCACCGATATTGTTTCGGTAACGCCCGGCATAACACACATTCATGTTTTTTTCTAATTCATTTAAAAAAGCATTACGTGTTTGACCACCTGGATTCGAAATAATAACGCACACATCGTTCGTTGGAACAGATGATCGTGTTTTGTCCCCCTTTGTATTTTCCAGCTGTGGTAAAAAGCCGTTTGAGTATGTATATGCTACAAATAGCGGAAGATTCACGACATTTTTATGATTGCGTTCGCCCCATAAAACACAAGTGTATAGTTCTTTCTTACATTTCAAAGAGGATTCACCAGAAAAAAGAAACGTATGAAGCCATTTTTTTTGGTTCAAAGCAGTTGTCGTGTTTATTAACATGTCAAATTCACATAAAATATCACTATCTTGAAAGGTACTAACTTCACAAGGCTCCAAATACACTTTTTCGAAAAGATCTAAGAAAAAACCAACGTGTAATCCTGGATTTGATTTTTCGAAGAACCCGCTGAACCAACCGTTGAAATAAATTTTCATGAAGTAAGATAAAGAATGTTTAATATTTATATGGTTTACAAAGTCTCTCTATAAATTTAATTAAATATGTGACTTATACACTACCAACAAATTATTGTCACTGAAATTGCATAAAGATGGTATTTTTAATAAAGTGAATAAGTAACCCGGATACATTTTTTCCCATTCTATAATTTTATTTTCAAATAAATCAAATTCAGAACGGTGTATGTCCTCTATAATATAAAAACCATTTGTCTTCAATTTATGTATGCTGTTTTCAAAGAAACATACGTTAGCATTAAAGGTATGCAAACCATCTTCAATAATAATATCAAAGTTTTCTCGTAGATCAGGTTCATCCCACATTTTAGTAATTATTTCTGGGTCTGTTTGATCACAATAAAATGTTTTTATTTTATCCGTATTAAACAATATATCATAATCAATATCCGCCCCAAATATATCTGCGTTGGGAAAAAATTCTTGCCATCCATATAAAGAAGCGCCTGGTCTCCCGTTTGGTCCCATGTTAGAAGGGATATTTATATTATGTGTTCCTAAACCTAGCTCAAATATCCTTAACTCTTTATTACATAAGGGCTTAAATATACTATAATAAAAGGTTGTGTAGTTGTGATGACTTTTAGTTATATTTGAATGACCTTTGTCGCTTCTATTTCTCCCCATAATTTCACACAATGGCGTTGATTGATTTTCGTTAATATAAAAATCCATTATAAATAGTAGATATGCAATAAATTCGACATATCAACGCCTACGCCTAAAGATGACAGCCAACGATTTATATTATACATAAAAATATAATATAAATATAGTTGGGGAAAAAATATATATGGAAAACAATCACCTTACAGATGACTCTATTCTATTTATTACGGCATTCAAAGATATAGGAAGAAATAAATGGAATCATTTCATATCGGTCCGGTTCGAATTCCGGATTGCAAACACAAAAAACTCGCTCTATATGACTCCAGCAACCGCCTTTTAAAATACATCGAATATCGCGAGCAATGGCATCTATTGTCCGTTCGAGCTTATTATTTGCAAATACTGGCGCATTCACCATTTCTAACCATTGTGCATCGTCGTTACTAATGTCCATGATTTTTTGCACAGTTGATTGAATGTCATCCTCTTGCAAACGAACGAAACGACCAGCATTGAAATAGTCGTGGACTCGATCCGATCCCCAATAAATAGGAACGGTATGCGCCAACATGCCATGTACAATTTTTTCCGTAATATATGTATCTTCTTTCGAGTTTTCCATGGAGACAATAAATTTAAACTGCCGTACAAAGTCCAAGAATTCTTTTGTGTTATAGTCATATTTCAGTCCACCGATATTGTTTCGGTAGCGGCCCGCATAACAAACATTCATGTTTTTTTCTAATTCATTTAAAAAAGCATTACGCATTTGACCACCTGGGTTCGAGATGATAACGCACACGTCGTTCTGCGGAATGATTGTCACTCGTTTATTATTTTTATTTTCCAGTTGTGGCAAAAACCCATTTGTGTATGTGTATGCAACAAATAACGGAAGATTCACAACATTTTTATGATTGCGTTCCCCCCATAAAACACAAGTGTACAGTTCTTTTTTACATTTCAAAGAGGATTCGCCAGAAAAAAGAAGGGAATGTTTCCAATGTTTCTTTTGCAAAGCCGTTGTCGTGTTTATTAACATGTCAAACTCGCATAAAATCTCGCTTTCCTGAAAAGTACCCACCTCACATGGCTCCACATACACTTTTTCGAAAAGATCCAAGAAAAATTCAACGTGTAATCCTGGATTTGTCTTTTCGAAAAACCCGCTGAACCAACCACTGAAATAAATTTTCATTTAACAATATAAATATTAATGCTAAATATTTATATTCCTTTTATACATGATGATATGATTCATTTTCTGGTAAAACACATCATGAAATCGTCGAGTCGTCCAAAATCTTTTCTTGTATCAATATACTCAATATTAAAATTTAATTTGATAAATTCGATTGTATTTACAGGGAAAATACTCAAATCTAAAAATCCATTAATATACTGAGGTTGAATATCTTCTATTACATATATTCCGTCTTTACTCAAGTACTTATTTAAAAATAAAAATGAAAACACTTGATGTTCGCCAATATGACTCCCGTCATCGATAATTACATCCAACGTTTCGCTAATTTCTTTCATTACTTTTTCTAAATCGTCGCCATTACTTTGGTCTGCTTGGAATGTTTTAATTCGGTCTTTGTTCAATTCGTCGTGTTTATATATATCAATGCCGTAAATAAATGCATTTGAAAAATATTCGCTCCAGCATTTTAAACTATTACCGGTTTTATAACCAGAATTAACAACCCCCGACATTTGACCATTTTCTACTGAACCAATACCGATTTCTAACACAGTTTTAGCATTATACCGTCTACATTCAAAAAGTCGAGTATAACCAGGTATATAATTATGACAGCCGGATGCAATGTTCTTATCAAGCTTATATTTTATAGAAATGTCATTTAAAGACATTTAATGTTAAATATATATAACCAAAATATAAATCATTATGATATTTAACGCAAACGGTTCATACTTACACTACGACGACGAGAATGATGTTGTCGACGGTTACTATCAGAACGTAATTGAATTACTAAAAAAAATAATCATGAATAACAGCCACGTTAATGTCAATATAGTTATTTGCAATAAAACCGTTCAATTAAAAAATACAAATAGAACCCTCTATATAAAAATTAACTATGAACATACCCTGGTGAAATCTCAAGGCAGAAGTATTCCACCGAATACGCCAGTTGGAAACATTGAGACGGATGATAACGAAAAATATTTAGTTCGAATAGATCAGTTTGAGAATTTAAATAATTCAGATATAATTATAGATTATAGTATTCCTAATATTCACAATGTTCAAACATGTTTAAAATACAAGAATTTTTCAGACAAACACATATACATCAGCTCGTCTATTTACGAACCGTATTTTACCACACCCAACCGAAATATTATTACATTAACCACGTTTATAAATACAAATGAACCAAGAAGAGCGGAAATCTTGAATAAACTTAAAGGCCACACCAATATAAATAATTGTTTCAATAAAACGGAGTTACAAAATATATTAAAAAAAACGAAAATTCTTATAAATATTCACCAAACACCACACCATCACACATTCGAAGAGTTAAGAGTTTTACCGGCATTGGAATGCGGTGTTGTTGTTATTTCGGAAAGGTCGCCACTAAACGAATTGATTCCGTATAATAACTTAATCATTTGGGCGGATTATGACAATATAATTGAGAAAACGAGAGAAGTCATTGAGAAGTATGATTTCTATCATAATGAAATATTTTCAGCTGAAAACAAACATCTTTTATATGAACTGAAAACAACAAATTATAAAGTATTACAAGATGCGATATTACAACAAAGTTGCAATTGAACTACCTTTTTGTGCTTTTCAGATTAAATGTTACGCAATATGGGAAGATATAAAAATGTATATAAATAGAAATATATACGACACATATATGGCAAATCAAGACGAATCTATTCTATTTATTACGGCATTCAAAGATATAGGAAGAAATAAATGGAATCATTGTAGTAGAGGGAACCAAAGTTATTTTGAATTGTTTCTTATGTTAGCTAAAAATATAAATTACAACTTGATTGTTTTTGTATCTGATGAAATTCAACAATATTTGAGAACAATTCACGAGTTTACACCTAATATCATTTTTAAAAATTTGGACGACACGGAAACTTTTAGTGAGAAGTATTTGGATCAAGACTTACTTACAATGTCATCAAAAAAATATCAAAGTATGATACCTGCTGAACGTAAAAATAACCCGGAACATTTATATTCCGCGTACAATTTTATAAATCATAGTAAAATTAATTTTGTCAGTGCCAGTAAAAAAATGTATCCTGATTTTGATTTTTATTCTTGGATTGATTTTGGATATGTTCGCGATGAACGTAGCATACCACGCGGCATTAAAACATCCCGATTACCAAAAAGCATTATATATCACTGTGTTATAAACCCTACCAAAAAAATAGAGCCTGAAGATATGTTGAAATCTAATGATATATATATAACTGGGTCATCGTTTATTGTACACGCGTCAATGGTGGGTGTATATGAAGAACTATATGAAAACAAAATAAAAGAATGGCTGAAACGTGGAATAACGGATGATGATCAGAATTTGATATTGCAATTATATTACGATTCGCCTGATCTTTTTCATTTGATACAATGTAATACTTGGTTTTCACTTTATAATATTTTACCGTAATGCACAAAAAGTTATAATTGAATAACATCTCGCGTATTTCTCCGGAATAACACTATCCACAGAGAGATATTACCTGAATTACATACAATATATTTGCATTGAGACATAATGAGTACAATAGCGATAAAGTTTTTGACGAAATGATAATTGGCAACAGGGGTATCATTGTCAACAGTTTTGGTATGATCACTTGAAATTAAACGAATCTCATCGCGGAATACAATGTTGTTGGGAAATGCACTCGACATTTCTTCTACAAATTCTCTTTCATCAGATTGAATTAAAAATTGAATAGATGGGTTTTCGAGTAAAATATTCATTGCTTCTTTCTTATACAAATCGTAACCAGGCGTTGAACATTCTTTGTTTTTATCGTTTCCACGCAAAAATAACACACAAATGTTCGAAAAGTCTATGCTGTATTTCATAATTAATTCTTCTTTTATTGAGGTTATTAGCGGCGTAGGGGAGAAATATTTTTCAACATAAGTATAATATAAATCTAATTGAAGGTCGCCATACTTCAAGTATTGCATAGCACCTGACAAATGTCCCAATACTGAGATGTTGCTTCCGCAAGACTCATATGGTATAAATTTAGTCTCTACTAAGAAGTGTTCGGGGGGTATAACATTCTCGTGAATATCGAAAAAATCTTTAAAAACATCTCTATTTCTATCTGGATTATACCATACAAATGATGGTCTATTGTCGATTTGTAGCGGTAACCGTTTATTTTCACATACATATATCAAAATCTGAAAAAGTCGAAGCGAACAACTTGAAAAAAAACCGGCATAGTGGGAACGTAAGGTCAATGTTGTCATCGTTAATAAGATTGTTATCCATAAGTATTTAACCCTTTTTTATATTATATTTGTTAAACGAATATAATCATATGTTTTTTATAGGATAATATAATGATTATAATTCCTATCGGAGTCGATTGTGGCTTGGCGACTTTATTAAATAAATACGGGTTGCGACATTGTTCCTTTCCATTTGATTGGAATATGACATATAATGGAGTTTCTTCGTGTTTTGAGAATAATTTCAAAGAATTTGTACCAGAAAAAAGTAACAGAATAAATAAGTACGATATATATTTTAATCACGATTTTTTAACATCTTCATTCGAAGCCGATATTATTAAGTACCAGCGAAGAATAAACCGAATGCACAGTATTCTCGAGGAAAGCAAGGAAGAAATTTGTTTTTGTCGAAGAGGTCATTCGTGTGACCATCATTCAGAACATGATAATATTTCGTGTGAAATAGCCAACGCGGAACATTTAGATAGCGTTTTGAAAACAAAGTACGGTAAGTTAAGGTATAAGATACACGTGATGCTGCTATGCACTAAATGTTACGACGCCGCAAAAAATTACGAAACCACATCCGAAAACGTAGTTATACATAATATCGTTACTGAACCACGAGGTGCTGTATTTGAAAACGCATTTGAAACACGCGCACGCCAAATCTTTAATGTATAATCATCTAATAAATATAAACAAACATTGACTATATCCGAAATGGTTCAAAAGGTAGTTGCATTTTTGTCGAATAAGCTTACACTGAGAGGTACTGAAGTAGCAATGTATGATTATGCGGATTACAATGAACTTCTGTTGGGAAATAAAAGTATTATCATAACAAGGAATTATGATTTTATTAAACATGAATACGACGTTAGTTCGGATGCATATGTTAAATTTTCAAAAAGGTTCTTGGTCGAATATTATGCGAATCAATCAGACATTGATGCAATCGTCGAGAGACATAAAGTTACGCATCTATATATTATAAAGGCAGGTGGAATGGATGGTCTTTTTTCAACCAAATGCATTAATCTAATTCATTGTGTTTTCAGTACAAATCAACCTCATGGTGACGTGTACAGCGCGATCTCCTCAGATGTGAATAGATTATGTAACACGAATTTTCCGGTTGTACCTCATATGATTCGAAATTTCAATACAACGGAAGATCTCAGAAAAGAACTCGGCATTTCGCGAGATGCCATAGTATTCGGAAGATACGGAGGACTGGAATCGTTTGATATAACCTTTGTTCACAAAGTGATAGAGAATATATTGAAAACAAGATCTGATATATTCTTTATATTTATGAATACTAATCGGTTTTATGAACATCCTCAAATTATTTACTTAAAAGGCACAACGGACATGGAATATAAACGTAAATTCATCAATACTTCAGATGCACTCTTACATGCGCGGGCTGGTGGCGAAACATTTGGTTTGACTTGCGGAGAATTCGCAATAGAGAAAAAAGTAGTCATCACATATAGCGGATCAAGGGAAAGGAATCACATTAATATTCTGGGAGATAAAGCAGTTTTGTATAAAGATCCAGAGTCTCTTTGGAAAGTACTATCTGAATTTAATAAAAATAAATATAACATGGATGGAAATCATTATTTGGATTATTCACCAGTGAATATAATGAACCTGTTTAGTCGAGTGTACTTGGAAAATTGAACTATACATATATATGTTATTTACAAGAAAACATATATATTTTTATTACTCAAAACATTTTTCTAATAATATTATTTCGGACCTCGTTCCAGTAAGTTGATCCTTCTTTTCCTCCTTTGTGCGTGACTTGATTCTCGTGCAATCTATATCGAATCAATACTTCTGTTGTGTTATATACAAATCCGTGCTTTTTCAACATTCTTAGCTCGAGCTCGAAATCCTCCGCCATTTGTTTCAAGTTTGGATCGTAATTTCCAGCTAACAAAACCGCACTCTTTCGATAACATGCAGTAGGATGATTCATAAACCAATGATTCGGTTTCGCCTTGTATTGATCCCATGTAATGGAAGGATGACTTGATTTCCCCACCACTTCTTTTTTATTACTCGCATTTTCCCGAAACATTTCAATCTGACCTCCGCAAATTTGCACTTTCGGATTCGCCTTCATATAATCTAATTGTTGCTGGATTCGCGTCGGTACCATGATATCATCGCTGTCCATTTTCACAATGATCTCATGACTACATAATTCTATTCCATGATTCAATGTATATCCGATACCCATATTCGTTTCATTCTCTTTATAAACCACTTTGGTGAATCTCGTACTTCTCTCAAAATGTTCCAATGCTTTCTTCAATAGTTGAGTGGAAAATACATCTGACCCGTCGTTGATCCATACCAGTTCCATAGAGAAATCGCCGATTTGTTGTTTGATAGATTCGAGACATTGTTGTACATATTGGATATTCGTATTATAACTCGAAACCAGGATAGAAACACGTTGATCAAAAGAAGTAGTCGGTAAAAACTGTGTCGGTATTTCGATGGTATTCATCGTGTCGTAGTGTTTTTTGGTCGATCCCCATTCTTGGTGAGAAAATATCTTCGCATGCCCTCTATATTCCAGCCCGGTAAAATGCTGTGGTATGAAATGATAGCTGGGAAGTATCGTCATATCCTTATATAGATTAGTATGGTACATAAGTGTCAGAAGACCGGGACCAACCGTTTGCCATGCACGTTTTCCAGTTGATTTTACATTCACGTCGTTCTGTTGAATCCATTCAATACATGCACGGACCAAAGGATGTTTCGGCGGGAATCCCATCGCCCCTGGAGCGACTAATCCTGGTCTGCATTGTTCATTTTCCCATATCGCAAATGCTTTACATCCTGTCACCATTTCATTCAATGGTTCAATACATATCGAATCTGCGTCTAAGAAAATACCTCCATAATGATACAAGATTTCCCAACGCATAATATCTGCTTTTCCATTTATCTCTTCCATATCGTCGATTCGGTTCTGACATGAGAAAAACAACCGTCGAGATCTAAATTCAGACTCAGACCAACGTATATATTCAAAATCCGGATGTTTGGTTTTCCACGTATCCATGAATTTTGTCGGGGCGACCTTTGGACCGATCCATAATTGATGGATTATTTTTGGGATCATCTCAGTATATTCCGTATAAAATATTTTACGTTTATTTCTTTTTAGTCATTATAGTATATAATTAAAAATGAGTTATACTCCTTCCCCGCCTTCACAGGGACCTCTCTCCATTCGAGATCTCTCTTCTATTCAAAGTTCTATTCCCAGCCCTCGACAATGGGAAGTATTTCATCAATCACAAGATGATTTACCATCTCCCTTACTAAGCGGAAGTCCCGCTTCTGTCGGTTACGAATTAGTATATCATAATGCGGCTGAATTATTAGAACAACAACGTCTTCAGCAAGAACAACAAGCTCAACAAGCTCAACAAGCTCAACAATACGGTATGGCTTGGCATGTTCATAATGTGTTTGAGAATATAAAAGATAATTATGAAGAAATCATGGAGGTTTTCGGCGGACGTATCCGATTGGATATTCTACAGACAATCGGACCCTTGGAGTTTATTCAAGCAATCGATTTATTCTTTGCGGATGCAATTTCGAGGAAATATGGGACTCCTTTTCAACAAGGCGAAGAATATAATAAAGTCAGCCAAGTGTTGAATAGATTATATTTGGCGAACAGAGAGTTTTTGACCCCATCCCAGCGAAACGAAATCTTTACCTGGATTCAATTCGTCATGAGACAATCCGATGCTTTCCAATTCACATATCTTGATTTATTTATCAACGATACTTTTTTAGCATACGATACGGGAGACGATCAATTATCTTGTCCTAAGGGCATATCTGAACGGCTATTATTGTCCATCGCAGATGCTTGTATATTATATTGCATTCAATACAAAAAAAAGAATAAAAAGAAAACAAAACAAACGGAGAGAAATAAAACCAAAAAGAGGAACATGAAGAGTCGGGCGGCGAGAACCGCGAGGAACCTAGGGAATACAACCAGCGTCGCTGAAATCACAGGAGGGAAATCTGCATTTGTCAAATGCGACAATGCAACATACCGTAAACTAATCAGATTGTTCAAGAAAGAAGTGCCTGATATGAACGAACTGACAAAGGATTGGTCTGTTATTTTTACCGGAGAGCTTGCCGAAACGCTCACAACTGCTCAAATAAAACAGTCGTTTATCGATTTTATGGAAAGGAAATATAAATTATACGGATTAAACAAATCCGATGCTATTAAGAAACGCGCAGATGAGTTCGACGAGATTTTTGAAAGGAGAGAATTTTAATAAGGAAAGAGGATAATAAAATAATGGATATTTGTATAGATGAAAGATTTACATCTAGACAAACAATACATTCTTTGCGGATGTTGTTGTATCAATATGACCGTGTTTTTAACTTATAATCTTTCACGTGGTATGGCCATGTCGAATGAATGTTGTTGTTGCCAACACGAATGTTGTCTAAATGAAGAACATCCCTTTACTTGTTTGGATAAAGAAGAAGGGAATATTGCGCGGTTGGGGTGTTTATGTGATGCACTGACCTTAAAGCATCCGAGGTTATGTTGCAAACAGTCTTTGAAGACGTGTTGTCTGAATACCACCGCAAGTCTTCCAACTAACATCGAATCCCCTTTTCTCATCGCATTTTTATGCTGTATACTGTATCCGAAGTGTGGGCATTGTTTCACCGTTGAACAAGTGACGTCGAATAGCGAATAATATAAAAGAATAGTCACGCATAGCGCAAAAATCATTTTGCACGTGATCGATTTTTTCGTCTTTTTTGAAGACGGGTAGGACCACCTGATCGTCGCCGAGTTTTCCTCTGTTTTTTTACGGTACTTCGTCGACGGTTGTTGGTTCCACCGCTGGTAAAGGGCGGTTGTTTAAACTTCCAGCAGTCACCAATGTCCGATTCGACTGCAAAATGATCAGAAGAACTTACTTCCTTATGATCTTTTATGTATGGTACATCATTCCTTGTAAAATTTTGATTTTCCACGTCTTTCGGTACAGAGCTTCCGGCAATAATATAATCACCATAGTTCTTATAATTCGCAGTATTTAAAAAATCAGGGCTGTATATGGTAGGATCATTGACTTTAGTGAGCGTTTCTATCGAAACCGGGTTCAAACCGTTACCTTCACACTTGCCTGGTTTGTCTGTATTTGGAAAAGAACTGTCGCAGTTAGCACAACACGTTATTTGATCTGCTTTTAAATCGTTGTATTTATAATAAATTATTTTTTCCGTACCGTCTATCATTATTGTTTGTTCAGTTTTGGTGAATTGGTCATAAAATTGCTTATCTGTATCATTTGAATCGCATCCTATGATGACATGCACTTGTTTATCTTTACGTTCTGTATCTGTCCAAATCGTCTTCAGATTTGTTGCATTTGTAATACCTTTTTGGATGAGATACCGAAGTGTATCTGCCATCGCTGTGCTCATCTCTTTTTTAATTGTGTCGATCGACATTTTTTTGTCGTGAATATTTCTAAGTTTTGAGAAATTTGGTCCATGAAATGCAACGATGATAACCAGATTATTGTTTCGGTCTGTACCCGCCGTCATGATGAATGGTCTACCCAAATCCATAGCGTCGTTTTCTTTTCTGTAATTTTCACCACATAAAGCCAGGCCCATGTCCTCACTAAAAAAATGAATTTTTCTGGTTTCGACGTTATTTTCCGAATTTAGTAATGTTTGATAGACTTTAAAATTTGGATTTGCTGACAAGTCCCACTGCACTTTTTTGTCAAATACATTTCCGCTAAAAAATATGGCTATGCCTTCTGCAGTGGAATTTTGTGTATTTAAGACATTATCAAAAACGCATTGATTTGCGTTCAAAGATTCATTGCCAACTACTGAGACATCAATTGCTTTCAAAGCGGTAATTCTTTTTAATATACCCATGTTACTTGGTGTTTGTATTGAATCTTTTGGAAATTGGTATTGTTTTCGGTGATCTAAATCTTCATAGTAAGCATGATGGTAATTATCTGGTACAAAAATCGTTTGTTCTATTAAACACAAAATGTGTTTGGTTGTTTGTTTTTGTGTTGAAGGTGGCATCCTTTCTAGCAAATATGTATTTATCCTATCATCGAGCTCTCCACCAAAGGCAAGAACTTTTTCTTTAAAAACATCTGTATCATTTTCTGACGTTGCGTCTGCTGTGTTCATTTTCTGGTATTTCGCTATAAGCGAAGCGGATTCGCTTAAAAAGGGATGTGCATCTACTTTGCGCATAGCATTTAAAACACTCGTATTATAAGAGGTTACTCTGTAATTCATTCTTCTATATACTATGTTTTTATTATTTTTCCTAAATATGAAATAACGATGGTTTTCATATGTAATCATTAACAGTTTTTTACGTGAAATGGCGGTATATCCTTTTCGACTTTTAATTGAGTCTCAGAAAATTAGACATGACTTGTTTGTTCGCGTCTATATTTCGCATAGTAGCCAGCTCAGACTGATATTGTTTTTGCATGATTTTCCCCTGTAAAATGGTTTCTTGTTCTTGCAGCATTTGTTGTGCTCTTGTTTTTTCCATTGGTTTAATCGAACGCACATCTCTCGCTTGTTCATAATCATCTACTGATTTATACGTCGGAACTTTACTGTAATCCGACTCGCGCACAGAAAACACCGTCTGATCTTTGTGCACCTTACGCAAGTCATCGTATTTCAATTTACTGAATGGGTCACTGCATTTATAATGACCGTTCTCATCGTCTTCGTCGTCGTCATCGTCATAAAAAGAACTTCCGCCGCCACCTGATAAATGCATAGATACAACTCCGTTGTATTTGGTGAGAGATTGTTGCTGTTCTTTTATTTTTTCTAATACAGACCCCATCTCCCCTGAAGACCCTGCTTGATCGCTATATAACGCGTCGGTACTTGTGAACCATTCGTTTTTATGTGGGTTTTGCGCAGGTTTCTTCATATGTTTATCGAATAGTTCGTTGAAATTTTGTTGAAATGTGGTCTGCGAGATTTTGCCGAGCGTCTTTTGGAACTGTTTGGCCGTAACGTCAGACGAGTCAGTTTCAGTAGGGAAATAGTTTGAGTCTTCTACTGGCTGAGAGACCTTTTGTAGATTTTCGAACATTCTGACCACAATATCAAACGCCTTTTTGTAGAATAAAAAATATTCTTTCGGCAGATTGGATTTGTCGGGATGCATCATGAGTACTTTTTTTTTCGCACGTTTTAAGTTGTCCGTAGTAATATGATCGACATCTAATTGAAATAGGTCGAGTATTTCGTAAAAAGTATAAGACTGAATGTCTAAATTATGCGGTTTAGACATTTATTATTTGCGGCTATTATATTAAAATGAAATGAACTCTTTTTAAAAAATAAAATCACCATTTATCTATAGATCTCACTATGTATGTCGTAGATGCAAACAAGATACCGCCCCATAAACTATCTATCAATACAGTGAGCCATGTCCAATTCAATAATATGGCCTTGTTCGTCAATTCATATACTGCGTATATAATAAGTCCGAGCAAAAAAGCGTCCTGTATGCTTTTGTTTTGATGAATAATAAAGTAATTGATTCCAAACGCTAAAAATACATAACATAAAATGGCGGAGGGGATATTCATTTTTATGAACGATCCTTGTATTCGTTTGATTTGATTATTGAAATACGTCTTCGTCACCATAAAATAAACACTGTCTAATAAAAGCAACACCATACCAGTTAAAATAAATAGACGTGGGTTCATTTATTTTATATAGAACATTATTTTTTTTTCCTTTCTCTTTTTAGTTTTCTGCTTTTTCGAACGCCTTTCTTTCTTTTTTTCCGCTTCGTCTTTCTTTTTTTTCGACCTCCCGTCTTCTCCTTTTCTTCTTCTTCTTCCTCTTTTTTCTCCTCTTCTTCCTTTCTCTCCTCTTCCTCTTTTCTCTCCTCTTCCTCTTTTTTCTCCTCTTCTTCTTCTTCTTTCTCTTTCTCTTTCTCTTGTTCTTCCTTTTTCTCCTCTTCTTCCTTTTTCTCTTCTTCTTTTTCCGTCTCGCCTGCTTCTTCTTCTTTTCCTTTTGTGGATTCTTCACCTTCTTGCTTCTTGCTTTTTTCCTCAGGTGTATCTTCTTTACCTTCTTCTTTAGATGCTTCTCCCCCCGATTCTAATAGATGAACACTTCCCAATAATATAGCCGTCACTCCAATAAATCCATAAGTCACTAAAGGAACTCCTGCTATCGAGTAAGAACTAATTTTTTCGGTAATAGCCGATGGCGATATATCTTTTAACCAGTGCCCTATTTTTACCGTATCAAAACTTATCATTTTATATACCCTTTTATTTTTCTTGTCTCTTTTTTTACATTTCAATGCCTTTAAAGAGATTTGAACTCTTTTCCTACGGATTTCCTCTACAGGAAACCAGTTGCTCTTCCATTGAGCTTAAAAGCGAATACTGTTTTTGTGTGAAATAGTAGATATACGCGGAACAAAAACGGATTGTGGTATATTTTATATACAATATACAACCATACATTTTCTTTAAATTAATTTATCACGAAATGATATAATTATATGCTAAAGTTTATCAACATTCCGGTATTTTTAGTCAGTTTTGCGATTGGTGTGTTCGCCGTATATATTACCGCAACCGACAAAAAAAAAATCATTGTGTACCCGTCTCCGGATAATTACCAAAACGTACAATATAAAGACAAAGCCGGAAATTGTTTCCAATTCAAACAAGAAAGCGTAAAGTGTCCTTCTGACAACAAAGAGTTATTCTTCACGCCCATACAATCCAGCTAAATAAGGAATAAATAAAAAAGTCTAATGATATCCTATAGTATGAATTTTGTGCGTTTGTTGAATTCCAAAACAGGTCAAATGCTCATTTCGATCATTTTAGGATTAGGTTTAGCGAGTTTGTTCCGAAAAGTTTGCTCAGACGGTACGTGTTTACAATTTAACGGACCAGTGATAAGTGAAGTTGACGGGAAAACGTATCGATTTGGCGAATATTGCTATAAATATAGTTTATTTCCCGTTCAATGCGATTCTGCGCGTAAAACGGTGGAAATGGACGAAGAAGTGGCAAAGACGATTGGTGGAAATCAGCCCTCATCGAATGAGAAAAAAGAAGAAAAATCCGGCATTCTTTCGTTTTTCAAATGAATAAACAGATAATTCGTTGGCTTCCACATCTTTAGATATTATTGGAGATATATAAAGATGGCAGAGAGTAGTAGTACTCGTATCATGGATCTACCTGAAAATATAACCATGCAAATAAATACCGGTGGAAATTCAACGTCCCGCGGGGATGGAATGAATACATCTTACTCTCCCATGGATATTCATCCAAATCCATACGGTCATCCTCCTCCTTCCGTTCCTTCGATACCTACTCCTTCCACATTCCCCAAAGTACAACAACGTCTTCCTTCCAGAGATATCCCTATGGATCAATCCCCCTTGGTGCAAGACCCTCAAGTTCAGGCAAGCTATATTCCTCCCATTACTGAAACCGCAAAACAAACTGCTGCATATATGAAACAATATGATGATCTTACTGAAAGAAAAGTGGTTGCGCATACCCAAGAGAAGGAAAAGAAATCGAGAATGGACACACTGTACGACGAAGGACAAATTCCCGTTTTAGTCGCCGTGCTGTTTTTTATATTCCATATGCCGATAGTAACATCTACTCTTTATAAAAACATGGCGTTTTTAAATCTACACGATGTGGATGGTCATTTCAATACATATGGGCTTATCTGGCAAAGTGGATTTTTTGCGGCAGTCTTTTTCGGTGCCACGAAATTGGTCGATGTTTTATCTAATATCTAGCCCGACGACGATGTTTTGAAATGCGAAAAATATTCGTTTCGTTTCTCAAACATTTTTTTATCCGGTAAGCGTCCACTTTTACTTGCACCTTGGAATAAATCAAACAATTGTTGTTTGTTCATTTCCGGTTCATCATTCTCGTCTCCGATCTCTTTTTTCCGCAACAACATGGTGATGATGAAATAGAGACAATACATTCCGCATTCCGTGTCGCTTTTCTGGTGTTCCATTTTTGTATTTTCGTGAAATGTAATATTTTTCGGAGGAAGTAGTTCTTTCCCTTGCTGTATTACCGTTTTCGCAAACCGTAGAATTCGCTTTGGTATTTTTTCAGCGGTACTATTGAAAAAAAACACGAAATCGTCTTTTAAATCGATAAACATGGCCACCCAATGTGAGCCTCCTTTCGTATGTGGATCTAAATTAAATACTATTCCAATTTTCGTAATATTTTTCTTGAGATATTTCTTTATTTGGAACTCGCACAAATTTTTACACACACATGTATTTTTATTCAGTTTTGTGTCGTAATCAATCGGAGATGGGCCTATAAATGCAAAATGAGGATACGACACCTGATATTGATTCAATACTTTCATTATATCGAAATTACTTAGCCAAGCATCTGGGTCAGAGTACCATTCACTCGGTTTCGGAGGTGGAAAAAGCAACGTTTTTAACATGTCCGTATCTCGCTTATTTTTCGCGAATTGATCAATGAGACACAAATCTTCTCTACAGACCTGATTTGATTTCGTCTGGATTTCTCTCAAAATGTTTTTCCCGTCCGTTGCAGTGATTTTCATATTTGGGTTGTTTGCGTTGTATGAATCCTTTAGTAAAAGAAGCGCTTCGTTGGTAAAACAAGAGTTTTTCGAGATCTTATTCTTTCTGGATATCGTATTACACCGAAGTCTTTGGGTTTTACTATGATTCATCACTCTTTTTCTTTGTGTGTTTCCGCCACGCATAATAATACTATACATTATCTGTGTTTTTTATGGGGAGACCACTTTCATTTTTATTACATGAGGCCAATTCTCGTCTCTCATCTTTTTCTAAATAATCGATACACGCTTCTATAAAGGGAAAGTAATGAGAGTCCAATACATTATATTTGTCTTCAGACGAATGATGAATAAGTTTCGTGAAAAGATCTACTAATGCTTCGGCTTTTAATACTGCTTTTTTTCGCGTTTCTGTAAGAACTGCATTCGTGTCCGAAGGATACTTCTTCTCTAAATACTTTTTGTACACACGCTTATTTGTAAAACATTGCAAAGACACCTCATCTAAATTAAACTGTTCGCTCATCGAATACTGTTTCCACCAAAAAAATGTCCAAGTTCTTTTCTATGGAAAGAATATAGATCATGTCTTTAGGAGGAGGAATCAAAGGAATATCACCGGTGCAGACGATACTCAATTACAAAGACGGAGACCAAGCTTTAATGCGACGAAAATTAAGATCGGCGTGGAATACTTCATATGCAACTGGAGTGGTGAATGGCCAAAAAAGAATCATTACTCCGTTTCGCGCAATCAATAACGCGGGTGATTTTCTTTCGCGCCAAAACTATGTTTGCGGTGGGCCTAATCCGAATGCGGTGCATAGAGGTGGCATTCGGCATAGATTCGGTTCGATCATTTCTCAGTGCGATAATAGCGGAGTTGAGTCCAGTAACTGCAATTCCCGTTTTGTCCCTGATGCAAGTGACTACACTACGTTTAAAAAACAAACGGCAATGAATAAAAACTATAATGATGCGTCTTTTGGCGGGTACAATAATGCTGCTTATGTGCCGTTAATGTCCGTTCGACGATCATAATAGAATGATTATATATCTTATCTCTCGTATTAATATATATAATTTGTATGAATCCAGAAGTCATCGGGGAGGGAACATATGGCTGTGTAACAAAACCCAGTATTCATTGTAAAAACAAATCGATCGCTTATGACAACAAAGTATCCAAGATTATGTTGAGAGACGATGCATTGAAGGAATATGAAGAGATGAAAGAACTTTCTAAAAACAAGAGTATTCATAAGTATATTATCCCGCAGCCTGAAATATGCAAACCGCTTATAAACGAAGTGTTTCATGATACGGTGAAAAAGTGCGAGAACGAAGATTTCCCGGAAACCAAAGAGGAAGATTTTTTGATATTGGTCCTGGATGATGGCGGGGTTTCGTTGAAAACGCTGACCGACATATTCTTCGATTCCTTTACTGACCACGAGGTGCATGTGTTTCTCTCGAAAATACATCATTTGATGAAAGGCTTGCTGTATTTCAACAAGAAAGGCATTGTACATCATGATATCGCCGGAAGAAATGTAGTGTATAATGTAAAAACCGGGGTCATTCGATTTATTGATTTTGGGCTATTGAAACACGCGAATGCCATCATACAGGAAAGCAAACAAAGTAAAAATAAATTGGCGAAGTATTGGAAAAATTTTCCACCTGAAAACGGGATCGCCAACTATCACAAATATAAACGCAGTGGGTTCGAAATGGATTACGATTTGTTCTTGAAACGTCTGGTCTATACATTTGACTGGTTTTCTCTCGGCGATATGATGAAATCTATTTCGAGACAATTGTACATGAAAACGAAAATATCCACCGCCGTATTCGAAGAACTATACCTGTTTTTTAGTATGCTGGGAGAGCGAGATATACAGAGAAGAGATTATAATATACATGATATGACGAGGCTATATAAAGAACTGCTTGTGAAACACGGTTTATGGACCGACCAAAGGCCGAATCCATCTTCGAAAAGCATTCAAATACAAGAAAGTTTAAAAAATGAAAAATCTATATTTCCGACCTCGTCGTCTTTATCTGTGTTGAAAGCTTTGGGCAAGAAAAGAAGTGCTCAACCTACGAAACGAGGGGATAATATACGGCGATGTAAAAAGAATTATAGACGAAATAAAATAACCCAAAAGTGTGTTCGCAACTTATAGTAACAGATGGATACGAAGAGATGTGAATAAAACAAAAAAGAATTGTCTCGTTTTTGTTTTAAGATCTTAAGTCAATTATAAATTTATTTATTCTACATTTACTTCTTGCGAGCGACCACCTTCTTCTTAACCGGCTGTGTTTCTTCCGCGACAACCACTGCTGGTGGTTCGACGATCGCCTCTACCTTCTTTACCACCTTCTTGACAGGAGTTGGTGTTGGGAGTGGGATTGGTTCCGGGGTCGGCACTGCTGCTGTGATATCTTCTGTGTCCTCATCATCGCTGTCCGCTGCATACGTATCCGTCTCCTCCTTCTTTTTCTCTACGATCTCTTCGTGTTCGTTATCCTCCACGTCGTCCGGCTTCTCCGCAGGTGGCGCATTGTACATGACCTGCTTGTCGTCGTCTGAGATATCGAGTTGCAGTCGGCCTGTATTGTTCTCCGTCTTCTTAGGAATAACCACACACTGCTTCAGTGCCCAACTCAATCCCCAACCCTTTGCCCCGACCCAAATCTGCTTGCATTCGATTCCGCATGTGACCTCGGAACCAGAAGGGACGAAATCAATCGGAGTCTCCGACTCGACCTCGGAAGGAAACAGAGGAGTGCCTTCCGGATCGAAAATTTCGACATCCCACTTCCCGTTGTAGATATTCACCTTGGGACGGAAATAGACACCCTTCTCAGGATCCGGTTGCTTCGTCTCCGGGTTCTTTCCAGGCTTCAAGAAGGGAAAGTAGCTGAATTCCACGATTTCACGGGTTTGTTTCTTGCCGAACCACGCCTCCGAGTTGGTGACCGCGTCTCTGAGAACTTGTTGCTCAAACTCCTTCAGTTTCTCGAGGGTCTTCTGGCTCTCTTCACTCTGGTAGTTCTCCTTACCAGAGAAATGAAGCTTGATGGAAAACTTGCCGTCGGATTCACCGGTGGTCTGATCAGTGAAATCCGTGATTCCCCAACAAGTCATCGACGGAAGTTGGATGTGAAGTTTCTTATTCCTCTGGGTACTAATAATGGCAATGCTTTTCAATCCGCGTTCAGTAGATCTGGGCTGCATATATCTGTTCGCATGAGTGTCCCATTGGGTGCTCTTGATATATTTGGAAGAAGTTGCCTGAGATGATTGCATTGTTGGTTGTTGTGTTGGTATGTATATATCATGAACGTTCTCTTTAAATCAATTTTGCGCTTTTATTATATAGTCAATTTTGCGACAAACCATGTGAAAACCCACGGTGTGCGAACAGCCGTTTTTTCTCGTCGAATTGGCTCCAATAATTTTTTAATGATGCAAGGTCAATAAATTCTCATTGTAGACTCTGTAACAAGCGCGAAATTTGAGCATACTTTTCGATAAATATATTTAGTCGATAATGGACTTAAAGTCACGCTACTTATTATTGTATCTCATAAATGGTAAAGACTACTACTCCCCCCCTCGATTCGTCCGTTGTTGTTGATTCCGTCGTCGCTCCTCCCGTTGTTGTGGAGAAAAAGCCCAAGAAGAAGTCGGTAAAGGCAGAGAAGGATGCCGCTGCCGTGGTGACCGAGACTGTTGCTGAGCTCAATGCTTTGGTGGCCCAGGTGGTCCCTTCGATGGAGGTGTCTGTTTCTGACAGAAGTGACCTTTCGGCCGATTTGAACGAGGAAATCTCTGATCTTCTTAAGAACCTGCAGTCTCGTTCAGCTCTTGACAACGCCATCAAGATTAACGCCAAGTCCATCGAGAAGAAGGTGGCCAAGATGACAAAGCTCATGGAGAAATCCACCAAGAAGAGAAAGTCCAGCCAGAACAAGGTTTCTGGTTTCGAGAAGCCTACTGCTATCAGCGACGAGCTCGCCAAGTTTGTCGGTGAGCCCGTTGGAACTATGCTTGCACGCACTGCAGTCAGCAAGAAAATCCACGAGTACGTGAAGAGTAACAATCTTCAGAACCCTACTAATCGCCGGATTATTATCCCCGATGCCAAGCTTAAGAAACTCCTGAAGACTTCTGGCACCGATGAGCTCAGCTACTTCAACCTCCAGAAGTTCCTCAAGGTCCACTTCAAGAAGGATGTCAAGGCCTAAATAATTTATTTTTTACAAACAAAAAAAATGATCCTGAGATCAGTGACATATTAAACTTTAAGAAATGTAATCTTATAGTTTAAGAATAAGTGAATCAAAAACCATATGAATAATATATCATAAATATTATATACATAATAGTAATGACAGAAGTACAAAGACGACCAATTAAATGCAGTTTATGTACGAAAACCGGGCATAATGTCCGAAGTTGTCAATTATTCGATACGGTCAAAAGAGATGCCATGTACCATTACATGACTTGGATACATCAGACTATATGTGGGTTTTCGAATCAGTGGGACGATTTCATCGATCAAATCTCTCCAGAAACCCTCGAAAAACTCCGCAGCGCAGCTTCATTAAGAGATATTTTAAAAGAACCTCTACCATGGTTGAATACTATCGACGATCTGGCTCTGAAAAGCTTAATCTATGGATACAAAATGAATAAAAAAGGGACGAGGCAAAAGAAGCTCGAGCTCCTACATTATATTTTTATCGGAGAAGCAGATAAAGCTTGGCAAGATTCAATGGATATTGGAAAGGCAGTACCTTATCTGATTCACAGTTCCAATTATATTGTCGAGTTAGAGTTCGCGAATGACCAAATTTTCAAGTTTGTCGATCTTATGACAGAAGAATTTGGATTTATTAACAACGTGACGCATGATGCTTTTTCGCGACAAGAAAGAATGCGAGCACTACACAGCGTCAATAGTCGTATGGTACGATATTTTAGTCAGGATTTGACTCGATATGAACGACAAATCCGCGACACACAAAGACAATTGTCACGAATGCAAGCTGAAATGACGAGGCTGCTAAGCAAAACAGAAACACTTTCACAGAGACGAGCGATCGCATTGGATGAACTGGCTTTATTTCCACCCAATCTCACCAGACCGCAAATCGAATTTATTGACAAACATCTTCCCCACTCTATAGAATGTGCCATTTGTTATGAAAATATAAAGGCGAAAAACGTGACACATTTGAATTGCGAACATTCTTTCTGTATTCATTGTATATTGAACACAGTTCTTACGCAGTATAAATCTGCCGAACACAAATTAGAATGTAACTGTCCGATCTGTCGCGAAAAAATAAAATCTATCTTTGGCCATTCTGAAATACTGAAAGAACGATTACAACACCATATCCATTCTCACCGAATTAATGCGGATATATCGGATTTAATTGGATAATAGGTTTTTTATATGTTGTCATTGGCATTGCCATTGCCATTGCCATTGGCATTATCAAACTCTTCGTTCCACTTCACCGGTTTTCGATTAAACGGTTTCGACGGATCCGAATGATCAAACGGTACATTCTGCGCATAATTTTTGTACAGGTGTGGTTTGAGATCATTGAAGTATTCGGGCGATAATACCGTTTTCGATGCCACGAATTCGTTGGGAGCCAGTTGGTATTCTTGGTCGTTTATATTCAAATACTGTTCTGGATAAAACATGAATAAATGGACTCTGCGATGTCTCAATAACTCATCTGCTAACCGAGTATAATATATGTATTCATTGTCTTCGCCGGTCAATAAGTGCTTATGTGGAATCAACAATTCGCCGCTTTTATTTGGAGATGATGCAGCGGCGGTCAAACAATATGACTTATTTTCTGAACTATTTTCACACGTAAATATTTCATGTAAGCTGAGTAAAACGTCCTCTGCGTAATTATGGAAAGATATATGATTTTTTCCCATCCTCCTCAAGTAACTTTGCATTTTCTCCCCCTTTTTTTCCAACGACATATCTTTGTTATGTACCACGTTATGCATTTTTTTCACGATCTTTCGATTCTTGTACAACTGAATGATGATGCGCATAGTTGTACGGAATGAATTGAAAAACTGGTTCTCTAAATAAATAAACTTGACGTTCTTGTTGATGGCAATATTATCTTCATCATGTTTCGTATTCATCATTTCTTTTTCGGCTAAGATGTAATTCGAAGATTTCATTTCTTGAAATTCCTTTTCCAGATTCTGTATTGGTGGATTTATTTGGACAAATTGGTTTGTCATGGTCAGTAATCCGACAATCATTCCGTCTTCGACAATACGGAATTTCGGTTTGCTTGGTATTCTCTTTTCCGATGCTACATGCATATGCTTTAAAAAACCAACGGTAGAATGATAGTCGTTCCATAACGATCCGTCGTCCATCCATTTTATGTTTGTCAGTTCATTGACTTTATCATCCGTAGATGGAAAACAGGGCAAATAGAACTTCTTTTTTTTATATGGAACCATCAGTGCAATTACCTTGCCTTGGAAATTAATCACCCGATCTTTTGGAGTCAGGTCTAATTCTTTCAGTATATTATATGATTTAATGGCCAATATGTTTGTATCGAATCTGTACGTGGTCGATTTACTCGAAAACGGAAGACATTGAGACTCCGTGAGATTTTGGACCATCGTTAGTATAGTGGTCATATCCCCGATATTATTCGATTTTGAAAAGTATTTGAGGTAGGTCGCTACATTCGTGTTTGAATTACGAGTTACTTGATATATCGGCTCGTAAATGTTTCCGGATTTCAGTAGGATTATGGTCGGTCTTTTCCCATCGAACAGCGGGCTCTGATAATGATTCGTAGGACATATTAAATCGACTTTATTGGTTATATCGTCTTGTGTCATTTCCAAAATCAATAAATTCACCCCTGCGTAAAAGAAATTGGGATTCGGTTTGACGACATAGTCCCATAAAAAAATATGATCGATTTTTACGGTGGGGTTGGTAAGGTAGTCCAGAAAGGTTTCATACGATAGAATACAATGTTCTAAAAAGTTGATTTGACTTTCTTCCCGTTTATCAATATTCTCATATAGTTTCTGATCCATGTATTGTTTAAAATCTATTTCGGTTCCTTTCTTTTTCTTGTTGGCAAATTGAGAGACAAGCGCTCCATTTTGCAATTGAACAAAGACATCCAACGTCAAACCATCGGCTATTTTCTCGCGAAATTCGGTCAGGGGCATGGTTTTCTTAATGTTTCTCTCAAAACAATAGACATCTGCAATACACGCTAAAAACGATTGTTCGTTGTTCGGAGTGTTTTCCACACCATATCGTAGCAGTACAGGACAATCTTTCTTCACTGTTTTTAATTCATTGTTATCTATACACATATTCGAATCCACATTCAGGAATTGTTGGATAGGTAGCGGTAAAAACCCGTGACGACCTGGTGGCAAAGGCTCTACTTTATTATATCCCAATACATACATTTGTTTCACTTCACTTTCTTTTTTCTCCGGATTTTTTTCCTTATCGACATCATATACCTCTGGATTGCATTCTTTTGCACGCGCCTCGTCCCATTCTTGAAAACAACAAGGATAACACACGTCTGTCCCTTTGGTGGTTTTCTTTTTCACGAAACTTGGGTTTCCGCGAAATCTGGCTTTTGCATAATTTCGACTATATACATATTCGTTTTCCTGTGGGGCGGATGGATTCGTAATGATCGTTCCACATACTCCCGATTCGACGTCTTCTTCTGTCAATGGCCCTTCCTGTCCTGGTTTCGTGCACCAATAACGCGGACAGATGTAATGCAGTGCTTCGTTGTTTGCATCTTTGCCATATTCGAGAGATTTCCCGTATGGTTTTATTCCGTCCTTATACTTTTCTTCGTATAATTTCTTTTCCTTATCTGTAATAATGACTGGTTGTCTTCGTTGGTTTTCGTTACAAACTTTCGTGTATCCTTCCATGGTTTCGTATAATTTGGGGTCTTTGCCTTTTATTCGATTCGTCAAATAATTTCGGATTGAATCCTTTTTGCCTCCGATCGTATCCTTTTTGCCTCCGGAAAAAGAGAAATTCGTTTCTTCCTCATCCTCGTCTTCTTCTTTTTTATCGTCTTTTTCCTTTTCTTCTTTTTCCTTTTCTTCTTTTTCCTTTTCGTCTGTTTCGTCTGTTTCGTCTGTTTCGTCTGTTTCCTCTTTGGTTTCCCCTTTGGTTTCCCCTTTGGTTTCCTCTTCTTCTATTATCGCTTCTTCTGGACCCTGTTTTTCTATCGTTTGAGTCAGGTTATTCTCCTCCTCATCATCATCATTATCCAGCAGCGCCAAATAATTCTCCAAATCTTCATTTTCTTCGTCCTCATCGTAATCTTCATCTTCTTTTACCACTTCCTTTTCCAAAAATAAATTCGGTTCCACTGTATCTTTTATTTCGAGAGAAGGAGCGGAAATCTCAATCGCGTTTGTAGTACCCTTTTCATTCCAAATAGCCAACCAGTTCGACGATACCGACTCGGGATATTGAGACAACCACAATATACTGTCCATGTATTTTTCAATCAGCAAAACATACTCCATCATTTCGATTTTCGTCACTTCTACTGTACAACTGCTGCCGAACATGGAGTTGAGAAACACCACTGGAAATCCGGCATTCGCCAGTGACTCTGTTTTCCTATTTATAAACCGTCCATGAATGGTGCGGTATTTCGCAGCATACGATAATAATAAATTTCGTATTTCACCAGAACTGTATTGTGGGAATCGTTTCTTCATTTGTTTTTCAATCACTCCTTGTTCCTGTGTAATTTTCAATAGTTGAGAGATAAACTCTTCCTCTTCATTCATCGCCTGAAAATACTCTATTCGTTTATATCTGTACTGAAACTCTTTTTTTTCGGTCTGATCAGGTTCTACCGCGAACAAGCTGGACAGGCATTTCAGGTGTGCGTTCAAATTCAATTGTTTGGTGAGTTCCAACGAGCACGAATAGCTCAACTTTGACACCGTCAAATACGGATCTAATAATGATTCGAACGTACGAATACTATATCCGGATTGAATCAAATAGTCATTTATACTCTCAAAAACAGACAGAGTTTTTTCTTTCAACCATGTTTCGAACTCGACGTATGGCAAAGGAGGCTCTACTTTACCTTGCATTTGTATATTTCCGTTTTGTTCCAGTAAAATCTGTATAAACTCATTCTTTTTCGGACCGCCGCCACAAGAAACGTACAATATAATATGGGGCTTATGTCCATGCCGTTCTTTTTGGATATCCATAATCACGTCTTTGGTCAAATAGGGGATTTTATTTCCATTCTGAGCTTCCTCTTCGTAATATACCCGAAGAACCTGGTCTTGTTTATATCCGCTATAATATCCCATATAAGGCACCGCTTTTGTCGCGTGAATATTTTTAAAGATTGATTCTAAAGGGACTCTCAGAGAGGACTGGAAAAAACGATTGTTTTCAATATTAAGTGCAAATAAAGAGATCCCTTTTTTCTTGTACGGGAAAGGCTGGCTCGCTTCGCGAGCGACACTGTAGAATATATCATTCGCCGTATATTTATAGATATTTGCCGGGTCAAGAATGATTTCCTTTGTCAACTGATCCAGTTGTGCCTTCTCAACCCGCAATTGATCTTTGGAAGTGATTCCCTTTTTAAATAATTGTGGGAAGTAGTATTTTGCTATATTTTCTCTCAACACCTGCGACGCAGTGCATACATATATAGTGTTGTTTATTATTCTATTTCCGTAGTGAAATAAGAACTCGTTGTCCAGAATAATAGGCTCTTTGTTTTCGTGCAATTTCAATAGATTGATGGTAGGGAGAATATCATATGGGTTTGCAGAAAACAATTCATCTATCGGCAATACTCGTTTTTTCTTTTCGGTGAGAGAATACTCCATTCGAAATCCCAACGGAATCTTTTGAGTCACCGTAGTTTTATCGCGAAACCAAGGGATCTCCAATATTTCTTCATAGGTAATCACCGTGTTTTCCGTCTGACTTATCGTGTGTAATACCGACACTAATTCGTCTTCTTTTTCGTTCTGCGACTTTTCAGTCACGGAAAAGTTCAAGAGAAGTTGGCAGAAATACTCTTTTGTGAGCGGAATCGTTTCGTTCTTCGTGATCTGTTTATACCAGTTCAATAATATAAACGGTTTTTCGACCACCACAAACAAATACATCTCGTCAATACTCACATCTGTTTTTGTTTGACGAATTCCGTATAATATTTTTTGTTTTATCAGACGCACGGAATCATCCGAATAGATGGATATTTTATTATTTTCATCGGGGAATAAAAATACTTCGGATGGATCGCCGTTGTCGTCCAGGAAACAAATTCTGCAGGTTTCTTTCATTTATTTAAATTAATTGTATATAATATAAAATTATTTTAACCTTACGAATTCAATGAATATCGGACAATAGAATTCGCCGTGATATTCCCAGCGATCTGAAACGATCCGGCGATGAACAGCGATTTATTATCTACGGACATGACTTTACATATCCCGTTCAGCCCGACATTATCGGTTCCGTCGTCATCTTTCGGTTGGGTTTTATTGGAAAAATGGTTTTCTAAACAATACCACTTCGATTCTTTCAGATCGTATCGCGCAATATGATTCAACTGGATGTTGTTTTCGAAAGTATGTGTAAATGTCCCACCCACGTATATACACTCATTATTCGCGTCGTAAAAAATAGACTGGACTATATTATTTAATCCGCCATCCATGTCGTTCCACGAATTTTCCCCGATATCATATTCTGCGATGTGATTTGCGTTTATGGAAGCGTCGATTGATCCAACACTTGTAAATGTTCCTCCTACATATAACTTATTTTTCGCACTGTCGTATGTGATTGCATTACAATATCCCTGTAAGCCACCTCCTAATGAATGCCAGCTGTCCGTTCTCAAGTGATAACGTGCTACATATGACACGTGAATGTCGTCATAACCGGCGTGAGTAAATAGCCCACCTAAATATAAATCATCGTCGTTGGGTTTCAATATGATTCTACAGGAACCATTCACACTTCCTCCATTCAGTGGCTGCCATTCATTGTTTTCTATATCATACATGGCCACGTATTTCAGTATTTTACATCCAGATTGAGTAAATGACCCGCCAGCGTACAATTTCTTAGTGTGTTTGTCGAATATAATAGACGAACAATCGCGATTCAATCCCTCTCCTAATGCATACCATTTATTTTCTTTCACGTGATAGGCCGCCACATTATTCGCCTTAACTTCGCAGTCTCCTTTGCCGACTTTTGAGAAAACCCCGCCTACATATACAATCTCATTTTCTTCATCGACCGCAATGGCTGTGGCGACTTGTGGAATTCCTTCACCGACATGTTTCCATTTTTTCTCGTTCAAGTCATATACTGCAATGTTTTCCAAGGGAACGCGATTGACAAACTTGAAATTACCGACAATGTATATTTTCCGATTATTCTTGTCCAGGAAAAGATCAATCACATTTCCCGTTTCAACCCCATTACCAAACCGATTCCATCTTCGGTTCTCTCCTACTTTCCGTAACTCGTTTTCGTACTGAAAACTTCCATGTTCTTCTCCTTTATATACAGATCCCATTTCGACGATCGCGTCGTCTGCCGCCACATGGATTGCATTATTCGATTCGTTTAATGAATACATCGGATTATATATATTTCCTTTCGCTTCACAATCTGTAAAATGACTCTTTTCCTGTCTTTCCATATCATACACTTCGTCCACTTCAAATTGTTTATCTACTTCTTCGTCTTCTACTGCTGTGGTATGTTGAGTAGTTTGATCATACTTTATTACTCTATGAATAATCCGCGCGACAGATGGTTGTATTATTTCCTCGAATTTTGTTTTGGGCTCGTCGTCTTCTTCTGCGGAGTTGTTTTTGTCATTTTCTCCACGTTCAATCATTTTTGTCACATACTTCTCCACTAAAAACTCCATATTGAGTGCGTACAATTTACCGTCGACCACCTCCAACACTTCCGCTTTTCTCTCGTCCATCAAGTCCAATACTTCTTTTTTCGTGACATACTCTTTCACATTCAGTTCCAGTTCCAATATCTCGGAAATAATAGCCGCGTAGTTTTCTTTTCGTTCCTCGATCAATTCAATCACTTCGGTTTTCGTCACGTACCCTTTGGTCCTGAGTTCGCTTACGTCAGATTGAATCGACGCAACCAGGGTATTATATTCTGGTGGTTGTTCTTTTCGTTCCTCGATCAATTCAATCACTTCTGATTTCGTCACATACTCTTTCGTCTTGAGTTCAGTGACGTCCGATTGAATCGACGCATAGTTTTCTTTGGTGACATATTCCAGTTCCGTTTTCGTCACGTACCCTTTGGTCCTGAGTTCGCTTACGTCAGATTGAATCGCCGCAACCAGGGTATTATATTCAGGTGGTTGTTCTTTTCGTTCTTCGATCAATTCAATCACTTCTGATTTCGTGACATACTCTTTCGTTATAAGTTCAGTGACGTCCGAATTTATATTTTCTTGTTCTTTTCGTTCTTCTATCAATTCAACCACTTCTGCTTTTGTCACATACTCTTTCGATTTGAGCTCAGTATCTCTCACGAATGTTTCAATGAATGTGTACCATTCTTGGTTTTGCAAGGTATTTTGCTTTTCAAGTGAATCGAGTTTGGGTTGAATTCGTTCATGCATAGTTCTTTTCATTTGTTCCTCCACTATGGGCACTATTTTTTCAACCGGAAAATGAATTATCTGCGGTTTATTATTATCCGAATTTCTCAGATTGCTTTCAATCACCACTTCGGTATATTTTGTTCGTAGAGGTGGGAAAGGAACCTGCATAGATCCCGGGGGAAGTAAAGAAGGAGCAATGAATGTATGTTCTGGACTCCTCTTTATTTCGGTTGTTTGTACATTCTGTTTTTTTTGACTGGATGAAACTGGTTTCACTACTTCGAACACAATATTATCAAGAGGAATTGTACCTACCTGAGAAGTATGATTCGAATTTTTTGAAATATTAGAGGCGGTTGTTCTTTTTATATCTGGCGGTGGGGTTTCGTGGAAATTCAAGGATGATTTTGTTGCTGGTTTGGTATTTTGGGAAAAAAACATGGTATAATATACTATGATATTTTCGTTTCTATAGCAGCAAAATAAAATTACATATCGAAATAAGGATTGTCATGAATATCCATGGAACAATATCGTCCAGGGGTTTTGCTGTAGTCTTTGGGCTCGTGTATATTTGCCTGTTTCGCATTTTCGAGTAGGAACTTGAAATTATCCCAAAATTCCGTTTTGTGTCCAATCGATTTCGTGCATACATGTGCTAATTCATGAATGGCAACAAAGGTTAAAGTATGTTCATCGATCAACTCGTTTTCTCCATTTTGTTTCTTTGGGCTTAAACAGAACGCGATTTTCTCTCCCTTGTTTTCACTATATGCGGTAAAGGAACTCGTCGGTAACGTCTCCATTATTTTTTTAGGATTGAACCCTGAATGCAGCAATCTCGATCTTTCATCGGTAGGATTGGTTTTCACCACGTATTTTACAAGTTCTTTGCATTTTTGAGTTACTTTCGCTAAAAGATCTGCCGCATCGGACAATTTCTCTCGGTCTCTCACACAATATTTATTTCCATCCACACTCGATACAATACATTTTAATTGCATGGTATCACTGTTTTTATAATACATGTACGCGCATGTCATTACCACAAAGATAATCGTCGCATAAAAGATGAGATTTTCATAAGCCCTTGCCATTTGTATTCTATATACTATGGCTCGATTTTTTATCGTTTCTGCCGCGAAAATCCGTTGGATATTTTCTGAACGTCGGACAATTTTATTTTGGAAGACGAGACCAGGGAAATGACCATATTATTTGCCTTGAAATATTCTTTTGCCGCCATATTCACTTGATCCAACGTGATGGCATTATAAATTTTTTCTAAACGATGTTGAAAAGGTACGATGCTCTCTTTTTTATGGTGGAGCGAGTTTTTGTTATCTCTCATATACACTAAAAATTCTTTTCCATTATACCTGGTCATCGTATTGGAATCCTCCAAGAGCATATTATACTGCCCTCGCATTCTACTTTTCCCGATGTTATATTCTTCTGACGTAAATCCTCGTTTCACTATATCCTTGAACATATCAGTTAAGATCTTCAATACCCGCAGTAAATATTTGGTCGAGAATTCCGTGACGATCGAGAAATATCCGATGAACTCCTCCTCTTCAGAATTCGCCACGGCACTATAGACAATATTCGTGTCTTGTCTCAACAATGTGAAAATTCTCCCACTCATCCCATTCAATATATGCGTCATAATCTCGAATATATGTTTCTTATCCGAATACTGATTCACCGTTCGAAACCCAAATATCAGATGGGTATTTATTGCAGTGGGTTCGTTTTTGATGATAATATCCACGTCTGCATTATACGGAATATTTTCGGTAGAAGGAAAACTCGCCGCACTTTTCGGAATCGTGGCAATGGTTTCCGTCTGTTTTGTGAATTCTGATTTATGTAACATATCTTTCCAAAACTTTATTGGTTCGTTCGAAACCACGCTCAATACCATATTAGACGGACGATAAAAATATTTATACCACGCATTCATCGCATCTCTGTCGACTTTATTTTTCGCTTGATGGTAGCGCATATCATCGATCGGATACTCAAACGAACTATTCTTATACACGAGTGAATCAAACAACGTCTGGGCGGAATGGTTATGATTCGACATTTTATTGCGGATTTCTTGTCTGATCACTTTTTCTTCTTTTTCCATGGTTTCTTTCGTCAATATGGAGTTTTTCATGATATCCGTAAATATATCGATTACTTTTTGCGCATTTTCGATATGACATTTCACATAGAAACAAGTGAATCTTTTGGTGGTAAATGCGTTGAATTCAGTGCCCATTTTATCATATTCTTTGAACAATTCCGCCGCAGTTTTATTCGTAGTTCCCTGAAACAACAAATGCTCTAAAAAATGAGCCACTCCGCGTAATTCGTCGGTTTCGTAAGAAGACCCCACGTCGCAAAATAAATGAACACTGCATATTTTCAAATCGGTGAGTGCCGATTGATGGACGAAATGAAATCCGTTCACGTATGAAGACGTTTCGATTGCACCTTCCTTTCGGTTTATTTTCTTATTATTATTGTTCATCGATATGTTATATTAAAATATAAAATATAGTCATGTTCTCGCTTAAATTACCGACATTGTCCGACTTCTAATGGTTGCCGCAATAAATCGGGTTCTACGGTGCTGTTATTCCATGGTCCCACATCGGCTTTGTTAATGACCGGGTCGGAACGCAGCTGAAGATTCGGGTTTTTCATGGTTTGCCCGACTGTGTCGAGTCCAATATGATATCCGGCCTGTAATAAATCAGGTGTCTGAGGACTGTTTTGGCTGGATGGATTTAATGAAGCCCACTGACTATTCACATCTTTGGGTAGTAACTCGCTCGGATTCGCCACTTCTTGAACGGCATATCCCGAGTTAGACTGGCAAGAGGAGGCCGCCTCTGTCGATTTGGCAATATTTTCGTGGATGATAGAATCCGAATCCATGTTGTGCATTCCGACATCCATCGTATCCATCACAGTCGTTTTTCCGGTGGAGTAATATAAAAGGAACATGGCCAATAAAATAAAAACGCCCAAAATCATGACACGATCTTTTGTGAACACTTTTTGCAAACCTTTCATGAACCCAGACATGTCTTCTGTATATACACCTTATACAAAATTATTTACCGAATTTCACTTTTTTGCTAAAGAATTATAGTTATAGTCCTCTTAACTCATTTTCTTGGGTTCTCATTTCTTCTTCATCCGAAATGTCTTCGTCTTTGAGATAATTGTTTTTAATTTGATTCGCGGATAAATACGACGCGATCGCTATGTCTCGCGCGATCTGTGCCTTCTTTTTTGCCTTTTTATACATTTCGTAATACACCTCATTTGGTTTCTTCAGTTTTATTTCTGATTTGTCATCATCTTCTGGCAATTCCAAAGTGACTTCACACAAGCCATCTGTCAGTGCAGGTTCTTCTTTCTCTTCTTTTTTCTCGTCTTCTTCTTTTTCCTCTTCTTCTTTTATCTCTTCTTCTTCTTTTTCTTCTTCTTCTATCTCTTCTTCTTTTATATCTTCTTCTTCTTCAAACATAATTTCTTCTAATTCAGAATCTTTTTTTTCCTCTGTTTCCGGTTCTGTTATTTCCTGTGTTTCCAGTTCCTGTTTGAGTACTTCTTTTTCCGTTTTTTCCACTTTATCGGTGTTTGCCACTTTGTCGGTGTTTGCCACTTTGTCGGTGTTTGCCACTTTATCGATGTTTGCAACTTTATCGGTGTTTGCCACTTTATCGGTGTTTGCCACTTTGTCGGTGTTTGCAACCTTTGCAACACCTTGCTTTCCGAATAAACACTTTTCAAAGATATCTTTCGGTTTCAGAATCATCATCTGTTTTATTTCTAAATCTATCTGGAAATTCCGAGCGAGACAACGAATCCCTTGAATTTCTAATATGGTCACTACGTTTGTCGTGTCGGTCACGGATTCTATGGGTACATCTTGTTCCAATTCATTAAATACGCGCAGATCACATTTCCCTAAACGAATCGGTACATTCGTGCGCAGTATATGCATTTTTCCTGACTTGTAAGATTTAGTAGGACACACGAAACAATTTTCGATATCGGTGATGGTCAATTCCGCATCGAACCATTTGTCGCGGTGTTCGAAAATCTGTTTATGGCAAAAACTTTCTAAAGATTCCAAGAATTCCAGGAAAGACTCATCTTCGTGTTTTAGAAGAAGGTCGCAGTACATTTTTTTCCCCGATTTCACGATCCCTTGTTTTGTCAAACATTTCGGAGACTGGATGTACAACGGCTCTTGTTTCTTGGTCAAGGTGCGTATAAAATAATTACCTCCGCTAAGTGAAGTTGGGGATATACAACTGATCTGAGAGAAGTCAAATGAAGCATTCGGTTCTAAAATCTGCTCCATTTTGTATTATTACCAGAAAACGGAAAAGGAATTGGAACGCCATTCATCGAGAAATAGACGCGCGTTCATTTAGAGACTATTTATTTCCTGTGAATAAGTAATACAGTCGAAAAAACTCATGAAAACAGTTTGGTCGAATTGTTTGGACTACTTCCAAACAGACGAGGCAAAACGAAATGTAAAAGAATCCATCATACATCCTATGGGTCAAATCTTATACCACGAACTATACTTTTATGTATGGTTGATTTGTTTTTATCACATTTTTCTCGTGTTTCTCATTCTATCCATTTTAGTCATGCTGCTGAGAGTGAATAATGCACAGGCAAAAATCTTTAATATATCCCCTATCTAATATATACATTCATTTGTACATGGCATTGCAACCCACCACTACTTTCGCGCAGCATGTGAAAACCCTATTGCAAGTAGACAAAGAGATTCATACCTTGCAAGATCAATTGAGAGATCTCCGGCAACAAAAACAGAAGACCGAAGAAGATATTATGGCTACCATGGTCGAGCGAAAGTGGAAAACAATCGACGTCGGTAATAAATGTATCTTGACCATGGCTGAAAAAAAACATTACTCCTCGCTATCTTATACCTATTTAGAAAAAACACTTTCCCAGATTATTCCAGATAAAGCGCAGATAGATTACGTCATCAAATATTTAAAAGACCATCGTGAGACAAAAATGCGCCAAGAAATCGTTTTGGCGAATAAAGAAAAAGATTAATATAGACAAGTATTCTATATAATATACATGTCCATGAGTTCTATTGGTGGTATTATGGGTACATATAGTGGAGGTAGTCATATACGATTTCCTGGGCTCAGTCCGGATTTGTGTGTCCCTTTCGGATTAGTGATGCCGGATCAGATTGAATTTCTGGTCGAAGATGAAAAACGAGAGGAAATGGTCGAAAACGTTCCGTCGATAAACGATTCGAAATTTGAAGATTTGTTTCACCGCATATCCTACAACAAACCTCCCTCCAAAAAAAATAAAACCAAGAAAAAACGAGGTTGATGATGATATCTCTATTTATGGACCAATGCACTGTGTGCCACTGCCATCGTCGTGAAGGCAGTGTGGCCATTATCAGAGAAGAAGTTTTTATAGTCGGTTAATTCTCCGTCATCTGAATAAAACTTGTGTGGAATAATTTGTACGCTATGGTCAATGATCAACTTCTCAAACGATCTCTCTACATTCCTATATTCAAAATCTATACCTACTTCATGGGTGACCATCACCAGCGAGTCTGTGTTGGTTTCATTGTCGTTTGTCAAGGCAAGAGGGCGAGCATTCTGCACCAGTTTTTGCTGTATCTTAAAACTGGTCAGATCAGATGTTCCACTGTACATTTGGACCATATCCGCGAATTTCTCATTGGGGATTGACGGGACATACGTTTTATCCACCACCACAATGATTTTATTTTGCAATTCTGATAGAATGGTATCCTTGGTCACTTTGGTTTTAGGCAGTTTGTCTTGTATCCCAGACGAAATAAACGCTTCCACCATTTTCTCGAAAACAGTCGCATTATTCGATTTAATACGGAAATGTATGAATAAAGGGTCGTTCGGGTTCGGACATTTTCCTGAAACGATCTTTCTACATACGTCGAAAATCGGAATCACGTCATCCGAATCGATTTGCTGGATAGATTCATGGCTTTGGTATTTTCCTTTCGAGAATCCCACGACTGCTTTTCCCTCGATGAAATACACTTCAAAGTCTAAAAAGCGACAACCATTTAGTAAAACCGTTTCTAATTGACCTATACTTACATTATTATTACTTTGCGCACAGCTATTCCATGAACTAAAAATCTGATATTCTTTCAGTTTATGCCGAAGATTCCCAGTGTTTTTTATCGTAGGCATGGCAAAGCCTTCAACTGTCAAATCGTCATTTGCTTTCAATTCAGATAATGTTTGCCGACGCTGGACCAATTTATAAATAATATAAAAACTGATACTGATTGCGATTAATAACAATATCTTCTTAAAGTTAGGTAATTCCATTATATCTTTCCTCTAAACTATATAATAGAAATCTATTTTATAAAACAAACATGGCCGGTGGTTTGTTAAATTTAATTGCTCTCGGCAATGCAAATATATTTCTAACCGGGGATCCAATAAAAACATTTTTCCGGGCGACGTATTGTAAATACACGAACTTCGGGCTGCAGAAATTTCGCATCGATTATAATGGAACGCGCGATTTGCGATTAACCGATCCTTCCATATTCACTTTTAAAATCCCTCGATACGCGGAACTTCTCATGGACACCTACGTAGTTCTGACACTCCCGGATATTTGGAGTCCTATATACCCACCTATTCGAAAACTCATGGAAGCCGATGAGGTAACAAACGAAGGGAAACATAACGATAATAAGTGGGTTCCCTATGAATTTCGATGGATTGAAGATTTAGGGGCTCAGATCATCAAAGAAGTGGAAATTCGATGTGGGTCGTTTGTGTTGGCGAGGTATAGCGGAGATTATATCAGCGCGATGGTGGAACGTGACTTTACAGAAGAAAAAAAGACGAATTTCAAAAGAATGTCGGGAAATGTCCCCGAACTAAATAATCCCGCACTCGCTCATCTACGTACAAACACATACCCGAACGCTTTTTATGACGACTCGAACCCACCCGGAGCAGGTGGAATTGAACCGTCAATCAGAGGACGAAATATTTATGTTCCGTTGAACGCATGGTTTACTTTAGAAAGTCGATGTGCATTTCCCTTGGTATCTCTACAGTACAACGAATTGGAAATCAGTGTTACTTTACGACCTATACAGGAAATGTTTCAAGTCCGTGATGTGCTGGATGTGGATCCTGATTCGTATTTTTATCCGTATGTGAAACCCGACTTCAACTTAGACCGATTCCAAATGTATCGTTTTTTACAAGGTCCTTTAAAACAGAATATTATTATAAATGACGATGAGACCAGTCCGGATTACGGAAAACCAGACGAAGAAGCATACTCAAATCGAATCAATATATGGAACGCGGATGTCCATCTTCTCAGTACCTATGCGTTTTTGTCAAAGGAAGAAACCCAAAAATTCGCGCAAGAGGATCTCGTTTATTTGGTGAAAGAAGTCCATACGCACAAGTTTGAAAACATTTACGGCGCCAAAAAAGTGAAATTAGACACGACCGGAATGGTTTCCAATTGGATGTGGTATTTTCAACGGAACGATGTGAATATGCGAAACGAATGGGCGAATCATACGAATTGGCCGTATAAAAATATGCCAGGAGATATTCAAGTCCCACCACCATCTCTTCTACTTCATCCGAGAGAGAACGGCTCTAAAATCGCCTACAATACCGGGTTTTACATCAGCGGAAATTATAATGTGGAAAATCAAAAGGAAATCATGGAATCTATGGGGATTTTATTAGATGGCAAGTACCGCGAGAATACATTGCCGCGAGGGGTATTTGAATACATTGAGAAATACGCACGAACGAACGGATTTGCCAAAGACGGTCTGTATTGTTACCAGTTTTGCCTCGATACAAATCCACGAACCTATCAACCTTCTGGGGCAATCAATTTAGGAAAATTTAAGAACATCGAACTCGAGTTCATTACGCACACTCCCGTTATAGATATGGTAAATTCAAATTATCAAATTATGTGCAATGAGGCCAATGAACCAGTCGCCGTCAATAAATCGAATTGGAGACTGTACGAATATACATATAACTTGGTCGTGTTTGAAGAGAGATACAATATATTATCGGTCATCGGCGGAAACTGTGGAATGATGTATGCTCGATAAAGAGATGTTTAGACATTTGCTCGAATCGCTAAATAAATATATACCAAATTATAAAGATAGATAATAGATGATTTCAGAAACAACGGCATTGCAAAATAAAATCGATGCCATGTTGAAGAGAAAAAAGGTGAAAAACAATTTTGGAAACATGGAGACAATCGATACGGTACAAGAAAAATCCGAGACCGAGGGTTTTAAGGACTTGACCGAGGGTTTTACGGACTTGACCGAGGAAAAAAGTACGTTGAATACTATAGGGGATGACATAAAACAATCTCATCGAACCCGAGCACAGAAATGGAAAGACGCATTTAGATTTGTGACCGAACTGAAACCGAAAGATATGAAGATTAAGTTTGAAGGGATTAAACCGAAAGCGGAAGGATGGGGGAAGATATTCAAAGTCATTTTTTACATATATCCTATATTAGTAGGACTTATCGTGGATGATATCGTTGCAGCAGTACCAAAAACGACGGAAAAGAATAATATCAGCGGGGAATCTTTTCGCAAACAAAAAGCACATGATGCGGCATTAATGAAGAGAACCGCGTATGAATTTGGATATACGATTCTGGCCATCTATTTTTCACATATGATATTCGCTCGACTGTCCGATGTTGAAGAGTATCAATTGCCTAATGTGCAGAAATTTATTGGATATGTGACGGTAACTGGAATAGATGAATATCTTATTGTTCATGTTTTGTTTTTATATCTTACGTTCCTTCCAACAATGGTGCACTTTTTGTTATATCATATTCTTAAGAACATGTTAATTCCATTTGATGGGTTACCGACGTTGAAATTTATTGTTATTTTCATAGTATGTTACGGCATTACACATTTTTTTCTTGATCGACTGTGTAAGATGTTTTTGCAGGTGTTTGAATTCAAAGCATCCGCATTTACTTATGTGATGATCGTTTTAGCCTGGTTTGGTCATCTTTTATCCATGCCATTTGTCGCGTTACAGAAAGAGGTTGAAGCGGCGTCTAAGTCAATTAAGGGAACAATTCCTTCTGAGCTTGAAATGATGTTTCGTTCAAATTTCTTATATATATTTGTTCTTCTTATTCATTTGGCCGTATCTTTTTTATTTGCCCCTTTATGCCAGCTTGTTGGTGTGATCTATATAGCATATGCGTTTTTTGGTAAACCGTTTGATGTTCTTGATGCGATCATAAGATTATTTGTTGTAAATAAGGAGTGTTTTTTTATAAAAGTTGAGGAAGATTGTGAAAAAAGTGTTTCATCCAAAATAAATGAATTCTGGGGCGGGTTAGATTACTATGCATATCTTTTCGGATATAAATATTGGTTTTTCTTTGTCATGATGATATTTTTCTTTTTTAAAACGATTCAGACTGCAGTAGAGATGAAATTGTTTGCTTTAAGGACAGCCGTCACTATAATAAACGCATATGTGACTGCCACAATGGCCGTCGTGTATTCCACTCATTTGTATTTTGATAAGGAGGTAGTTATAGGAACTCCTGTAGATGCCAAGAATGATACAGCGAACATAGATCCGAATAACTCCATTTCTGCGTCTGATATCTTCCCAACAAAAAATCCTATTGTTGATCCTGCTGCTTTGGCTGGTTTAGATCCTACTGCTGCTTTGGCTGGTTTAGATCCTACTGCTGCTTTCGCTGGTTTAGATCCTACTGCTGCTTTGGCTGGTTTAAATATGGGTGGTCCTGATTGATTATGGAGGAGCTAGTAACTAACGATTCTACACATTGCCTTCTTGTTAGGTTATATCTCTCTCAAAATCATATAAACAACATACATCTATTGTTTTTATTATTAGAAGTATGGCACCGAAGAAAAACACCATTGTAAAAACCAAGATTCTTCCTTTCGTGAGTATTTGCACGCCCACGTTTAATCGCCGTCCTTTTATTCCCATCATGTTTGAGTGTTTTAGAAACCAAACGTATCCGAAAGACAAAATGGAATGGATCATCGTCGATGACGGGACCGATAAAATCGAAGATCTTGTTCTCGCCTCAAACATCCCCCAAATTAAATATTTCAAAATCGACAAGAAAATGACGCTTGGTGCGAAAAGAAATCTTACCCATGAAAAAACCAAGGGTTCTATCCTGGTGTATATGGACGACGACGATTATTACCCTCCCGAAAGAGTTGCTCATGCCGTGGAAAGATTACAAGGTGATCCCAAAGCTTTATGTGCAGGCTCAAGCGAAATATATGTATTCTTCAAGCATATTATGAAAATGTATCAGGGCGGTCCATATGGCCCGACTCACGCGACGGCAGGAACTTTTGCCTTTAAACGAGAATTACTGAACCAGACGAAATATAACGAAAAATCGTGTCTCGCAGAAGAGCGAGAATTTCTGAAAAATTATTCCATTCCCTTTGTTCAATTGGACTCGCTCAAAACCATACTGGTATTTTCCCATGTCCAAAATACTTTTGACAAAAAGAAACTCCTCGATAATCCGAACGATTTGTTTCGCGAATCCTCCAAAAAAGTCAAGGATTTCATTAAATTCGATTATGAGAAAAATATCGAACAGTATTTCCTGGTGGATATTGATAAGGAGTTGGAGAAATATATGCCGGGCGATCCAATTATGAAACCGGATGTATTGAAACAAACGAAAGAATTGGAAGTGGAGAGAGAGAAAATGCGACAACAAATGATGGACGAAGGACAAGGTCAGATTGTGATTCAACGTCCAGGAGAACAGCCTAAAGCATTGAATAACAAAGAGATTGTGGAATTATTAGAAGGTCAGAAACGTGAATTGGACGACAGAGGAATGAAGTTGCAGGAACTCCTAAAGAACCCAGTATATGAAGAACTCGATAAACGTGGAAGACGAATCCAAATCTTAGAAGGATTGCTGTCCAAATTACGAGAAGAACTGTCGGAGAAATCGGCGGAAATAAAGTGTATTCAAGAGGAAATTATAAAGATAAAACGGCAAAATATTAAACTGGTAGAAGAGAAACGGCCGATAGAAGAGAAACGGCCGATAGAAGAGAAACGGCCGATAGAAGAGAAACGGCCGATAGAAGAGAAACGGCCGATAGAAGAGAAACGGCCGATAATAATGTCGAAAGTAATACCTGAAGTCCATGTGCCCATTCCATTCTGTTAAAGAAAATCTTACTCAGAGTCGCTGGTACTTTCATCAAACACGATGAGATTGTCTTCCTTTTTGATATTTTTATCCAAGAATCGATAGATTCGTTTAATGTCTAAAATATCAATCTCGTCTTTTTGGAAATGAAGTTCCAGATGCTTTAACTTTTCCGAATTCAAATAGAAATATTCCCCATAATGAATTCTCAGTTCCTGGAAGAAATGAAGTACGTCTTTTTTGTCCATATTCATTCTCTGGCACAAACTCTGAAGGAATATTTGATTATTGTATTCCGTCGAATATTTCGTCAAGACTTTGGTGAATTCTACTTTATCAATCGTAAATGTCGGATCATTTACGGGAAACGCATCGTGCAATAGACGATTATTATAGAAGGTTTTTATGAGCGACGTCATTTCGTTGAACTGCCAAATCTGGCTTTGGAAGGTGATTCGCCCAATGTAATCTGCAAAACAAATATTACTCAGCAACATTCTATAGAACGGAAACGTTTTTTCCAAAGGTCCTTTCATTTTTTCCGCCACATTTTCGTGCCATAATAGAGATACGGTGGTTCGATCCGTCTCATTCATAAACACATTATGGTCAGTGAGTGGAATCGGCTTTTTCAGTAAATTCCATACATTCGTTTTCGCGTCTTCGTTGAACATTTTCACGTGGAAAATGTTTTTCAGAATATGTTTGTCGATAATTTCTGGCTTGTGTTTCCATATTTTGAGAATGAAAAACAATTTCCTGAAGTCCCCTTGAATATAATGCAACATGTCCGATTTAAATTCTTGGTCGAACGTGTTGTACGGTGCTAAGTTTTTCTCCAGAAAAAGAGAGATTTGGGCATGAGACGGAGTTTTCAGTTCAAAGACATGTGACGCTTTCATAAGTTCGCGTATCTTCTTGTCGTTGCCGTGATTTCCAATACATATAATCGGATTGAGAGTCGTGTTCTCGCATTTTTGTTTTTTTGTTTTTTTTTGACGTATCAGTTTTATCAGCGCATCGATTCCGCCTTTGTCGCCATTGTTCATCCCGTCAATTTCATCCATTAATATCGCGATTTTCCTTTTTTTCCGTCGCATCAGATCCAATACATTACAATTCGAAATATGATTGCTGTCAATGTTTGTAAACAGTAATTTGTTGCGCACATCTCCTGCATCATATACTATCGTGTCGTATTCTAAAAAAGTCAGTATTTCCTTCACAAACACGGATTTTCCACAGCCTGGTGTGCCAAATATATATATGCCTTTTTTCGTAGTCTTGTCCGATTCAAAATGAGTAAGGATATTTATTATATTTTCGCGCGTGTTTGCTCGGTCGAAATAGTCGTTCATATAACATTCTTTTATCATGATTACTGTTCTGTTATCTGTAATCATTATATTTTTAATATATTTCAAACGCATGTATTGTTGTGACGCGAATGTCATCATCAATTATTTGAGCCAAACAGTCTATTTGCCACATTTTTTGTACTTTTTTAATTTTATAATCAGTTCTTCAACGTCATTTCGTGTTGGTTTGTCTGGACAAGACAATTTCGCGTTTTCGTGCATATGATTATGAATCGATTTGTATGATTTATATGGTGATTTTCTCTCTGGTTCTATATGGGTTAATGTGTATATTATATATTCCAATAACCTCCAAAATTTCATATTGTCGAGTGCATAATTACTGTACTCAGAAATGATACAATATTTTTCGTTTTTATTTGTTGTATGGTGCGTCGAATGGTGGCTATGCGAACATAATACTCCAAGTCTTTGGACATGTTTAAATACGTTGCTTGTTTCACAATCCCTCATATGCGAAAACATATGAAGTATATTTGCGATTGAAGAAAAAAAAGCGTATGAGAAAATACATACATAATAAGAATTGAACGCCTTTCTATTCAAGACAAATAATAAACCTATCACCATTAAAGTCATTGGAAAAGAAAACGTCATGAGTTCTACGTATGAATACGCAAGAATACTTCGTGGGAAGTAATGATGCAATTCGTTATCTTTTGCTATATCGCCAAGAATAGGAACGTCAGTGCAATATCCTAAATATGAATCTTCAAACCAATGAGTCATTCCAGTAAGTAAATCTGCAATAAAAAAACCTAATATAATTTGAATGATTATATTACTCCACTTTAACATTTGAATATATTGAGATTTTAATTACACACACATTTCCCAAAAACTCTTGTAGAAATTTCAAACCCCATTCAGAACCATCATGTCCACTTCGGTTTTGATTTGTTTCAGGAGTTCTTTGTCTTCCGCTTCAAATTTGGTTTGAAATCCTTCAAAGTTCTGTTGTTTATTGGCCGGGAATTTTTCTTTGTTTTCGGGGTATTTTTCGTCCAACATATTGTACCCATTGAGTACCATTGCCTCGATGGCGTCTTTGCGATCCACCGTTTTCCATTTCTTGTTATTTCCCATAACCGAAGCATACGGTAGTTTTTTGTTTGTGATTTTGATATTATGATTTTCCGGATGTTTTGGGTCGAAATGGATTTTTTCCAATAAAGACGGAATGGATTTATATACACGGCCTATACACGCCAGAATCGCTTTGTCGTCTATATAGTCGGTATTTTCGTTGCCAAATGCGTTTATGTTGATGATGTTCACATTTTGGGTTTCGATATTATTGGTGTTGTTGTTTGTGGTTCCTCCTGCATGTTTTTCCAGAATTTTATTGATCTGTTCTTTCATCGTTTCTTCAAACTCTTTTTTCATTTCTTGTCGCTCTATATCAAACGCATGTTTCATCTCATCCATTTTTAGTTCGATAATTTCCTGCATAGAAGGTACGGCCGTTTGCATTGGCACCACCAAACATGAATCACTATGTTTACGTAAGCTTTGCCGATGAAAGTATTTCTTCCCGCAACATTCACACGCAAACGTAGGAACTGCTCGGTTTATTCGGTCGTTATGTCGTTTACATTTGAAATGTTGTTGTAAACATTTATTTGATTTAAAAGAAATATGACATGAATTGCATTTATGATCCATATCTATATTTTAGTTACAGATATTGCGAAGGAGCGAATGCCTAAATGTAAGAGTTTATTGCCTTTATATGAGTTTTTAATATCAGTTTGGAAGTCTTTAATGCCGGATTGGAAGTCTTTAATGCCGGTTTGGAAGTCTTTAATGCCATCCCCTTACTGTCCCGGAATAACGTTTGATACTCAATCCTAATTTATTAGCAGTATATCAGCTTACAAATTTCGCCTTATTTTATGCAGTCTTTAATGCCACCTCCTTACTGACTCGTAATAATTTTAGTAAGTATATTCTTATAGTTTTGCTGTATATCAGTGCATAATCTATAGTGCATTTTATGCAGTATTTAATGCCATCTCGAAAAGGAGGGGGGGGGGAGAAAAAATAATAGGATTTGCTGGAAATAAAAAATAAGAAATAAAATAATTGTTCAAGAAATATTTTTATGGGGAATAGAAATCTTTCGAAATATTTGGAAGTCTTTAATGCCAGTTTGGAAGTCTTTAATGCCAGTTTGGAAGTCTTTAATGCCAGTTTGGAAGTCTTTAATGCCAGTTTGGAAGTCTTTAATGCCAGTTTGGAAGTCTTTAATGCCAGTTTGGAAGTCTTTAATGCCAGT